ACACCTTACCAATGAAGCACAAACCACTTTTCAACGCCGACACGGCCGCCCAGCGAGGATGAGCGAGGCAATGAAGCATGTTTGGTTGAGAACGCGCTCCACATTCTCCATGCATTTCAAACGTGATATGAACTCAAAGCCTGCGATGCCTGGAATTTGCAACGTTGTGAAGTGCACCCTGTCGAATGGTGCTTGGTTTGGAACGTGCGAGCAATCCACCCTGGCGACCCAACTGCGCGGCCAGCTCCTGGCCCCGGTCCCGTTGAATCTTGATTTGGACTCTACACGCACACTCATGTTGCCAAGAAACAGGTAGGCCTCAAACTTCGGGCCTTGCTTCCCGTTCACCCATGGCATCGAACAACTCTCGCACCCCTTGGCTGGTTTGGTCTTCCTCATCCTCATGCAACCCTCTTTGTCAAATGAAAAAGCGCGTACTCCATCACCCAATCACGTCCACCGGGGAGGAATGGTGGTGCCTGTGGATGGGCCTGTGGATGGGTGGCTCAAATGAGATTTGGTGGATGGTGTGGTGGGTGTGAAGCCATGGAGTTGGTGGCGTTTGCGCATATGAAATGAAATTCCGTGGGTTGACGGTGGTGGGATGTGTGCTGTGGCTGGGTGTTCCAAGGGACCCAACTGCCACCAGGCCACACGCAGGTTTGCCAGCCAGTGGGGGATCCCGAGCGCCCCATCACCAGCCATCCACGTGGCAATAATAGCCAGGCATTGTGCCCATCTCAACCATCCACGCTTTTTGATTTGATGGAAATGGCCGGTGTTTCCGAGCGCCTGTTGGCCCATCAATCGTGGGTGGCGGCGGCAGCATACCAAAGTCCATCAATCTCAACACTATGCTAGGTGGTGGTCTAGTAACTACTGGTAATCGTTGAATAGTGTAGTTAATTTTAATGCCTGGCGTCCCATGCGATGCGCGCCGATGTGGATTTGCTGGCATTGTGTGTGCCGAACACCACCAATCACCACAGCCGTTTTCTCCACCAACACACCACACACACCGGGCATGTTGCCATCACTACTTCCGGGGGTATATGCTTGCGGGTTTGACCACATCCATTGTGGATATGGCAAAACAACCAACATTCACCTAGGCAGGCAACCAACATTCACCGGGTTGGGTTCCACCTTATGGGGTGTCTTGTGGGTTTGGCCACACATTCAGTCCTATACAGCAACCAACATTCACCTAGGCAGGCATTGGGCTTTCACCGGGTTGGGTTCCGCCTTATGGGGTGTCTTTGCGGGTTTGGCCATGGTCCCTAATAGGGGTGGGCGCTTCTCGGGCAAACATGGGGTGAAGTCTACTAGGGGTGTTTCTAGGGTCTCCTCTAGGGCTGTCGGATGCGGGACACACGTGGGTTGGGAGCACATGGCCAACAGGGTGTGGGTTTGTGGTGTCCAAGGGCCATGTGATTCGTGGCTGTGGTCTAAGGAGGCCACTTCACCATGGCATTTCCGGGCTGGTTGGTGATGCGGATTGGCCCACTGATTCGTGGGCTGTGATCCCACTTTCTGGCTGTTCAGGGTTGGTGTGTTTTTCTGCCAAGATTGATGGTGGATTCAACACACCACTTATTGATGGCTGGTTTCTGTGGGTGATTCACTTTACATCTCGTCATCACACCGCTTTGTGCTTGTTCTTACTAGCTCGCCTAGGGTGTTTCGGAGTCGGGCACACGTGGGGTTGGAAATGGTTACCGCTGGTTTGTGGTGGGAATGGCCAATTTTGATGTGGTGTTGCTGTGCGGCGGTAACTGGTGTGGCTTTTGGTTACCGCGCTTTTCCATCTGTGATTGGCGCTACGATCCGGGACATGGCTGACGAGAATGAGGATGGTGAAGACATCGGGCACGGCGTCCGGATCCGCTATGCTGAGTACAAGGGTGAGCGCTGCGCCATCCATGAGACCCATCTCAAACCAAGCGGGCAAAAGTGCCGCGGCTTCGTCCCATTCCGGGGTGGTGCTTGGGATCGGGATTTCAACAGCTCAATCGCTTCATGGGAAGTGATCAACCGTGACCCGCTAACCCTGGCGCCCTCGATTCTCTGCCGTGCCTGCGGTAATCACGGGTTCATTCAGAACGGCCGCTGGGTTCCTGCGTAGCTTTGATTCAACTCCACCCGTATCCTGGTGACCGCGGATCCTTCTCATCCATGTGCTGGGAGCATCTCACGGTTTCGAGCTTGCCAAGCTTGTAGTAATGCCCGTCAATACACTTGTAGTCCAAGTCAACGGCTAAGTGGCTTTGGGTGGTTGGGACTGCTGCGCCACACACGCTGCAGATGCCATGTTTTGGCTTGCGTTTCATGATCCATCACCTCTTGAATCCAAACCACCAATGCGTCTTCTTCTTTGGCCTATCAGGGATCGCGATCAACGTCCCGCCGAAAGCTTCTGTCCACAGCTGTTGGGCTCCTGTGAATCCCAACACATCATTGTTGACAAGCGCTTCCAAGCGCCGCCGGACGCGAGCCGGGCCCGCAGCCCTGAGTTCTTCCAGCGCGATTGACTTGATGAAGGAATCCATGATTCACCCACGGTGCGTGCGACCGTCAAGGATGCCATCCACCCATTTGCCATTTGGCCAATTCAACATGTATCTTGTGGTGAATCTATCTTCATCGCCATCGTAGATCGGCGAATGAACAGAAACGGCTGTGACGGCATCGCCATTGACTTCATTGAACCAGCGATATTCCTCCCATTTCCACACCCATCGTCCGGCCGGGAAAAGTCGACGCAACTGGTTGATGATGCGATTGTTGGTTGCGGGTGGCATCACACGTTGCACTCCTCGCAATCGGGATCGCAACAAACATCATCCTCGCCATCATCCGTGTGCCAATATGGTATTTCTTCTCCATCACACATGACGTGTCCGGGGTGGCCGCAATTCGCACAATGGCCGCCATCACCATCCCAAAACATGCCGGTTTTACTCTCGATGGCCGAGCTGCCGCAATGGTCACAGTCGAGGGTGGTGGTCAAGGCAACAGCCTGACCGGGCGACTGGTGCTTGGCCTTGTATTCCTCCAAGTGTTTCAGAAATTCTTGGATGTCGTCACCGTACGCTTCAGCGATGACGCGAATGCTCCCATCAGCCAAGCGCTCAAACGCACAGCAAACAGTTTGTTCGATCCCAAGGTCGCATGTGATTTTCATCTTTGCCCCAACAACCCATTGGCCTGCAAGACAGCGATCACAACCTCGTAAGGCGCGATGCCTGTTGAAATCGTGACGCTCCCATGGTCGATGTACACAAAGCAATCGATGTCGGTCGTCAACACCCCGGCCGCGTGGCGCAACCGCGTTCTCCCGGACTCATCACGCGATTCCTTTGCGAACCATCTCCAACCGTCTAACAACCTCGGCAGCCCAGCCATCACTTAACCATCTTTCCAATTGGCCAATCCAAAATGCAAAATCCACAACGTTGGACCGCGGACTCAATCGCCAAACGGAGCGCACGATCCTTCACCATGATCAGCATGGCTGTGGTGCCTTCCGAGTCGATGTTCTTCGCCATGCTCACTTGAATGTCGCCGTCGGTGATGGCGTGCTCCAACTCGGATTGAAGTTGCGAATCCGACGCCATGAGGCTAGACAACGCCAACGGAGTTTTCTTGAGCTCCGTTGATGGCCCTGACCATGGCCTCAAGGCCGTATTCCTCATCAATGACCATGGCAAAATACTCGTGATCATCGTTGTGGATTTTGATTGGGAAAAAGCGAAACGTCACAGCCGAGTAAACCATGCACGTTTGGTTGCAGAACCGCTTCGCCTTTGGATGGCAGCATTTTCCGACCAACGACAACGTCACGCTGGAGCCCGTGAACGGCCGTTCGTTCAACAAAACGCCAATGCCGGGATGGTACAACAAAACATCCAAACCGCCATTCCCACCAGCGCGCAGCCAATCGGCAAGGGCTGCAGCGCGCTTTGCTGCTTCTTTCCGTGCAGACTTGACATGGTTGGCGCACTCCGCAATGACGCGCGCATAGCTCAGCCTGATCCAAAGCACTGCAACGATGAGCGCTGTTATGCGCAACACATATCCAACTATCTTCCAAGTTTCCATCACAACTCCTGTCCAGTTACGCAGACCACCCACCACGCAGGGTGAGCCAAGCGTTGAAGTACGTCAGCAACACCGAGCAATCCGGGTGTGCTGCCTGCAAATGCGGCGAACGAACCATGCCCATCGTCATCTCAACAGCAACGCGGATCTCTTTTGATTCCGCGCTTATCTTTTTGCAAAGATCGTTGCATGACATCAAGTCAGATGTGGCCTTGTAGGCTCTGCTCAACCTGTCATATTCATCACAATGACCAACAAATTCTGATATTCCCATGGCAATGGCCTCTTTGTGATTCACCGTTTTGGCTTGTTTTTCTCGTGCGGTGGGCAAAAGTCCAAGTTGGGGAATTCCGGACCTTGGTTGGTGGCGCAACGAGCGCAGATCTCACGCCCGCATGTTGCAGCCTTCCCGCCCCTCAAAACAGGAAAGTCACAACGCTTGCGGGCGATTATCCCGCAACCTGGCGTCTTGCACAACGGCACAGCGTCGTGGTTCCGCCCGCAGATGAAAACGGTCAACTTGGGTTCGTCTAATCGTGGATACGACATTGCAACACCTTTTCATCTTCCCACGCCAACCCAGCACCCCAAACATGGACCGGAACGGGTGACTCAAATCCGGCTGCGTTCTTGTGCCCGCCTCCGCCCATCTTCTTAGCCAAATCAGACACGTCAAAATCACCGACGGAGCGCATGCTGTACACCAACATCCCATCTTGGCGCTGCCACCAACCAACCGAAAATGGGCATTGATGACCTGGAAGCGGGTTCACCAACAAGTCTTCCAGCAATTCAGAGATGTCGACTTGCGACGCATTGACAACCGGGACCGAATGCCCCATGAAACGGCAGATCAACGCGTTCTTGCGCACCACAGCGACGTACTGATCGACCTTCGCCAGCACGGCCGCACCCTCACGCAACGGCAGCCTATGCTCCTCGTCCAAGTATCTCTCATATTCATCATCCCAAGCTTTGAATGTGAATGGGAGCGATCCGATGTAGGCATTGATCGTTTTGGACTCGGGCAACCGGTGGCGCCACAGATCGCGATCTTCGATGTACGGCACCAAGTACGGGGAAACTGTGTTGCATGCGAAAGCATCCCAGGCCATTTGGGCGCCGCTCTTGTCCATGTCGAAGATGATGCGCACACGACTCAATGCTGGATCCAAGACGCTCTGCAGAGGCCTCAAAGCTTCCATGGCTGTCTTGTGATGATCCAAGACAAGCAAGGTCCGGCATTGGCGTATGATCCGTTCCATCTCAGCCAGCGGATATGAAAAGTCCACCATGATGACGTCAAGATCCCAGCAATCTGGCGGTGATTGTCCATAGTAACCAGCAAAGAAATCGCACTCTTGCTTCTTTCGCTTCATGAACCTGTTGACGATCCACGCCGCGCAAAAGCCGTCACGACAGCCGCCGTGATAGATGACAATCGTTTCGTTCTTCATGCTTACCTTTCGCTGATCAGGGTGACAGCTGATAACGTGCTGATGCCGAGCAAGACAGCCAACGGTGCGGAGATGTCTGCGCAGCCACGCCATTTGCCCGGCCTGCCAAGTTCCTTCGCTCCATTGAACCACGTACCATCAGCCGCCAACTTGCCGTAGGGGCCACGATCAATCACGCTCGCATCGAGGCAGACACCATTGCTGTGAACGCACACTTGAACCGGAGTGTTGAGCTTCAGCGTGCGATGAGCGATGCCTGGTGTGAGCGTCGGATCTGCGCCCGTAGCGGTCTTGGTCTTGGAGTTGACGTCATCGGGCGTCGCATACACCCCAGCCAAGCAAGTCTCGATGCGCTTGCCTGCATGCTTCGCTGCTGCGATGATGGGCCAAAGCACGTGGCCTTGTTTGATCGGCTTTGGCTTTGTGCGGTGGTGGTGTCCGGCCGTTGCGCTGGCCAACAACATGAGCAACAAGAAACGCATCAGGACACAGTATTGAGCGGTGTATCCAGTCCGGCCTTGTTGGGCTTGTCTGACATCTTCCGGCCGGACTCGAAGCCGTTGTGATAGGCTCCAGCCTCGACACCAACCACCAAGTCGTTGATCTTCCTGACTGTTCCCGCGTTATCGCCATCAAGGCGGTAATCATCGATCAACTTCCACAGCTCCGTCAGGGCAGCATAACTTCCAGAACGAAACGGCAACTCACGCGTCAAGATGTTGTTGATTTCAACGGCCACAGAACGATGGTGAGGGCAAGGATCAGAATGAAAACACAACATGCCAGCAACTTTCATCACGCCGCTGGTGAGCTCTTCGCGCGTTTCATCAGCTTCCCTGAATTTCCCCTTCAACCATGCCAGCATGCGACTCATGGACACCTCCTACATGATTGTTGCTGAGTCCAATCCTGCCTGGCGCCAACCGGCAGACCATCGCCGCCGGTGCCATGTGTTCGTCTTGTGCGGATTGGATGTGATCGGCTTGCCCTTTTCACGGGCAGAATAGCCATCCCCGTATGGATCGCCCTTCCTATCCTGCGGTTTCACTTTGAGTGGCAACTGGCGGTGCCTGTTCTGCTGCTCTCTCCATGGGAGCTTGAGCAACTTCGGGTGTCTCTTTCACTTCGATCATGGCACGCAACTTCGTCATCAGCGTGCCAAGTTTAGCATCCCAAGCAACCTTGCCTTCACCGCTCTGGAATTCCTGGCGTTGCTCGCACCAAACCAAGCCGGAGTAAATGCCGACGATGATCTGGTCACGCTGCTTGATGGCCTTCAGCACGCTTTCCTCTTTCTCAGGATTGCGCATTGAACGTTCCATCTGGGCCACAATCCGCAAGCGCGCGATCTCGTTGTTCTTGTCCAACATGCGCTTGCGCCATTCCGGATGCATCTCGCGCACCATCTGCGTCGCCTTGATCTTGGCCTTGCGGTCTGTGTCTGTGTTGGCCCGCTCCAGTTGCGTGCGCAACTCGGCCATGGCACCTTCAAGCTGCCTGGCGTGAATTGTGGATTGCTCCAACGTTTGACGCAAATCATCGATGGTCGCGTTGCGCTTGGTCAACAAGCCGTCAAGGCCGTGGTTGGACGCTATCAGATCTCCCACCTTGTCTTCAAGGCCTTTGCAGACTTCACGTGCGCCGTTCAGGCGTTCCAGCAGCTCTGCCTTGTCAGCTTGAGCGTCATCCGCGGCCGCGGCCGCGCTTTCCGCCTTTGCTTTTGCTGACTCCACCAAGGCTTTTGCTTCGCGCCCCAGCTTGATCAGTTCGGCTTGCTTTGCCTTGCGCTTGCGGCGTCGGATCTGGTTGGATGACAGTTGCTTTGCCATCGCTTACTCCGCCGCCCCGTGCTTCCGGCTGATGCTCTTGATCAACTCCCACTGGATGAAGTCCGACTGATCGTTGTTGATGATCAGAGTCGCCGGTGTCCTCACCTCTTGACCATACAACAGCTGGGTGGTGAACGTCACTTCCGTGATTTTGCCTTCGCGGCGCGCGCCCTCCTTGGTTTCCACCACGTGGGTGCCGTGTTTCAAATCTTCCAGGTTGATTGTCCAACGAATTGCCATGTGACGTTCCTCCGATTGTAACGCTATTTTGTGACGCCGTTTTCGCCGCCGCTGTTGCTTGTGCCTTGTGGCAAGAAGCGCTGCAGATTTCAAAGCCCTTGGGCATCACGTTTTTGCAGACGGGGCATGTGGCACAGCGGAACCATGTCACGCTGCCAATCTTTCGCTGGAGTCTGAATTCCTCCAGCATGATCTTGTCAGGATAACCACCGGCCGGCGGATCCGGGATGATATCCTCATCGTCTTCCAGCACGTCGCTCATCAGTTGGCCACCTTAGCAATGTCTGGGTTGACGCACAGGGTGTCGCGGATGGCCTTGGCGAGATGTTCAGCCGCCTGGATGGCGTCGGCGCGCTCGGGATACTTGCGATTGCTCAGAATCGTGATGGCGTCCGCGACGCTGAACGAGATCTTCCAACCGTCAACATGATTCCCAATGACAGCCAATGTGACGGCAGCGTTCTCAGTCGGAGTGGGTGTTTGCTCTTGATCCATGCGCGAGTTCAGATGCTAGTTTCATGTCCTTGATGAACTCTTCTTTGCGCTTTGGGTCAGCGACGCGTAAAAGGTATGCCGGATGATAGGTGGGAATGGCTGGAATGATTGATCTTTTACCCTTCCACGTCCAACCAGTTTCCATCTCGGTCCCGCGCATTCGAGTGATGGGAGCATTGCCGCCCGTCAAAGCCCGAAAGGCTGTCGAGCCGAGCAGCAACACCGCTTTGGGTTGTACGGCTTGTAGCAGCGCATCGAGCCGCGGCGAGCATGCAACCATCTCGCTGTCATGCGGCTGCCGGTTCTGCGGCGGGCGGCAGCCGCAGACGTTCGTGATGTAGGCGTCCATGGACATGTCCAAGCCTGCCTCAGTGCCAAGCTCGCGCATGAGGCGGCCAGCCTTCCCGATGAACGGGATCCCGCGCTCGTCTTCTTCAGCACCAGGTGCTTCGCCGATGAGCATCAGGTCACAAGGCACGGGCCCGGTGCCGATCACAACACGTTGGCGAAGTGCGTGGAGCGGGCAACGTTGGCAATCAGCCCAAAGTGATTCGATACGTTCAATCATCACCGATCCATGACGTCAAAAACATCAGGCGGCAACCCATCGTACTCATCGCCCGCATCTTGACGTTCAGCACGCATGAGCTGGCGCACCACCTTATGGTTGTTTGACTTGGGAAAGAACTTCATGCGCAACAACTTGTGTTGCACCAGCAGACTCTTGTAACGATGTTCCCAGTAGCAATCCAAGCAAATATGTGGGCAAAATGTCGATTTGATCCTGATGATTACAGGATTTTCAAGCATTTTGGCACCCCATGTTCAACAACTCCCTGAATCGCCCATCGGCCAACAGTGATTTGAACTGATACTTGGCCATCTGCAAGAATGCTGCTTGGCTGTCTGCCTTCGCCGGGATGAACTGAAGTGGCGCATGGCAATTCAACGCTGCCAGCTTGGCTGACATCACGACGTCGTTGTAGCAGTCGATCAGCGCGTGGTGCCAGGCCTTTGTCGGCTCGTTCGCAATCGCCCAATCCAAAACATCTTGCCATCGGCCGTGTTGCGCCAGCAGCTTCGCCGCTGTCTTAGGACCGATGCCCATGGCACCTGGGATGTTGTCGCCTGTATCGCCGGCCAAGGCCTTGAAGTCGCACACGTGGTCCGGCGCAACCCCGTAAGCAGCCATGACGCCAGCATCGTCAACAACGTCAAATTTGCCCTCCTTCAGCGGCCGGATCAACTTGACATTGCAGCCGACCAAGCGCATCAGATCGCGGTCGCCGCTCAATATCCCAATGCTGTTGCCATTTCTGTAATACTGCGTCAGTGTGGCAACGACGTCATCAGCCTCCCAGCCAGGTGCCTCGGCTTGTCGGATCCCCAGGTGGACGAATAACTCTTGCAGCACCCGTTGGCCATCGAAGATCATTTTCATCATCTCACGGCGCTGGGATGCGTCCCCACCGTCTTGGGGAGCAGCAAGGCGCTCAGCATGGTGCTTGTAGTTGTCGAAGATCTTGAAACGTTCGGTTGGTCCTTGACGACCATCCCACGCGATGAAAGGCACGCCGCCAAACTGTTTCCATGTGGCGTGAAGGATGCAGAGAAAACCGTACACCCCGCCCGTCATCACCTTTGATCCATCAGGCATCGTAGCAGACAACGGTTCGAAGGGCTTGCCGTTGTTGCGAACCTTCGCGGACGGGGCAGCCAGAACGCTTGTGGAGCGCCACAGCAGGTGGCGAGCGTCAACGATCAACAAATCGAAGCGCTCAGCCTCCATCCCTAGATGCCCCATCAAAAATGGAATAGCACCTTGAGCAGATCTTCACGTTTTTCAGTGTTTTGTGAGCAACCCCGGAATGCGGGAAGAAAAGGCAGACCATCCTACGCCAAGCAAGGTTTTTCACTTCCAAGCGCAGCGGGCGAATCCATGTGCTTTTTCTGATTTTCATCATTGCCAAGATCTGTTGTGCGTCATCAACACGTCATCTTTGAGGTTGACTATGTTGACGCCGGGCTCTTTGGGAATCAATATGGACGCATCATTTTGATCAAAGTTGTGAACTTCAATGCGCTTTCCCATGGCCACCAATCTGGACAATAGGTCTGTGTAGTCACCCTCACGTGACACCAAGCAAGCCACGTCATAGCTGTCTGCGGTGCGCTCCATGTCCTCCTTGATGGCTGTGTGAGCATCGCCGGGCAGGCTGCGGGTTGTGTAGCCCATGTGGAGCAAGGCCGTCTCAAACTTGGCCAGGTCGTTGACTTGGCGCAAGTACACCATGGACATGGCACAACGGCGGTTGCCGATCAGCAGCTTGCGCAGGTGGTTGTAGTTGATGCGTGACCCTTGCATCTCGTGTGCTTCGCCGTAGCGACGCGCATCAATCCACATGGACGCAGCGTCAACGAATATGGCGACGCGTTCATTGTTGGGCTTCATAGTTGATGAATTCCCTTCCGAGCAAGTTGACCGGGTTGGATTTTGTGACGCGCATGAATGCCTGTATTTCTTTGGGGTCAAGGGTATCCAAACGCAGCTTGCCTGAACGCAGGTTGATTTCGTCCAGCAGCACGCGACACAACGCGTACCCAACAACCAAATCCAAACGTGCCTCGGTCGGAAGTTGGGACCAGATCTTGGTCTTTGGCCACCGTTTGTACACTGACTCTTCCATCTCTTCTGGCTTCGCTGCTCCGTTGTGCGCCACATACATCTTCAAAGTCACCGGGTCGTGGAGCCGAAGTTTAGCGCCACTCATCACCGACGCGATCCGCGCCACCCCGCCCAACTCACCAATGTGGTGGACCATGCCTTTGCCCGATAATGCGTAGTCTTCTATGCATATATGCGTGGGATTGCGTTCCGCGATCACATTTAACAGGTAGTGCGACCACCAGAGCAAGCGATCAATCATGTGTTGGTGACGATCGGTCTTGTTCTTGGGTTTGATGCTGAGATGGACGCCGCCCCATGCTGCTTTGGCTTGCGTGGGTTTGCTTGTGACGTACTTGAACCATGTCACCCGGCCTTCACCGTCCATTTCAACCAGTCCGGAATGGTTCAATGCAAGATCCCAACCGTGAATACGAATCGGGTGATTCATCGCGCCCTCGATGTATTGATGGCAGTTGGGTTGTCGGCAGCCAATTTGGCCAATATTGCTTGCTTTTCTTGACTTGATGCCTTGCTTCTACAACAACCTTCTCTGCCAGGCTCGGCCATCTGGCAAGTCGATGACAAGTAGATGTAATGGGGGTGCTCACGATTGTCATCCGAGTCTTTGGTGCGAGCGCGGAATGGGCTGATAACGCTGCGGCATCTAACGCAAGGCATCCTAACTGCAATTAACTTTGCCACCAACCAATCAGGAGCACCATTAACATAAACTGCATCGCACACAGGTCCGTACTTGCCATTGTTGTATCGCATGTTGACCCTGATGAACGGTACAACATCTTGCCAAATTCTGTGCGTGGTGATACTCAATCGTCGAATTCCTTCATGATAGCCTGGTAGTGGCTCCAAACGTTTTCGTTGCACACAACAGGCTGAACGATCGTGTCTCCTGACTCTTCTTTGCCGGCCTCGACCAGCTGCCACCCGGTATCAACCATCATCTGATTGATGATCGGCAGCAAGCCGGAGTCGATGAGCCTGCGCCAAGGATCCGCGCGCTGGAAGTCGTTGGTGTGGTCGTCCAACAACTCAATGCTCATGGCTGTCGTGCCGCAAATTTCCATGTCATCGCTGATCGAGCGACGTTTCTGAATCAGCAAATTGACCATGGCGACTGCTTGTGTCAACTCCTCACATCTAACATAGTGCGCCTCGCCGTTCTCCAAGTCCTCATCCAGCGGCTCCAGCCCTACTTGGCGCAACACATTGCGAATCAGGTCGATGGTCTTGGCCCAAACAGGTGCATCAAACCTGGCATCTTGAACAATCTTCAGATACTTCCCTGTCCATGCGCATGTCAGTTTCATTGTCGTTTCTCCGTCTTCAAGGCCGCCATGCTTCTGTATTTGTTGCCCTTAATGGCAGAGCAATGTGAGCATCCGATTGGGTGTTTTATGCCTCTGCGTTTAGCGGCTGATGCCTCGACAGCACATCTTGGCCGCGGAACTCCGGTTTTTGATGCGATCACCTTCAGCCTCCAAGACTCTGCCATCTTCTTTCCTTTGTTCCAATTTGGCGCCCACCGCCCTTTGGACATGGCATCCTGTGTGTTGTCTGCATACGTCCCTTCGAACAAATGATCATCATTCACACACAATTGAGCATCACACTTGTGACAGCAACAAGGTTTGGGCCACCGGCCGTGTTTCAGAAAGAATGCGAAGCGGTGCGCGCCAACATTCACCCCGTGATACGAAAATACACCATAATGCGGATCTGCCCCAGCAGCACAAAGCCAACAGCATGTGCCTAAGACCGGATGAATTGGGCCGTTCTTGTTGACCTTAGACCAAAAGCGCTCTGCGTCCGTCAACCATCAACCTCCACGCGCGCAACACCACCCTCTTTGACAATTGTGATCTGGCTCTCAAATAATTCCGCCAACCCTGAATCGTGTGAAACCACATATATTGATGATTTTGTCTCGCGCAGCTTGCGCAACAAGTCCATAACCCGAGACTTCCCCGCGGCGTCAAGCCCATCCAGGACTTCATCCATCCCCAAGAAGTCGATGGCCGAATGCTCACGCGACGCCACCAAGTCCATCAACGCGAGATCAACCGCGATGCTGATTTTGCGCTTCTGGCCGCCACTCGGCCGGGAACCTTGAACACCTTCGATGCAAAGTTCCATGGCCAATTTGTCCCTGGATTCACCCGACTTCAGCTTGGACTGAGTGTCGAAGGTGACCTTGATATCACCGTCAGCCAACGTCTCCAGGTACTTGTTGGCACTGGTCGAGATCTGCGGCACGATGGCGTCCATCATCAACGAGGGCAAGCCAGCGTTGCCGAATCCCTTCACCCAATAGCGTGACAGCTCTGCTGCTCGCTCTTGCTCGGACAAATCCTGTCGCAAGACACCCAGCCTGTCGCGATATGCGCCCAACTTGATGGCATGCTCAGCCTTGCGAGCAACAACGCCGTTCCTATCGGCTTTCAAGCGATCCATCTCATCACCAGCGGATTCCGCGCGTTGAAGCTCGGATTGCAGTTGGCCGCGTTTCTCGCGCCAAGCCCGGTCTTGCTCCAGTTGCGCTTCCAGTGTCTCGATGCCGGCCTGTGCCTCGGTGATGGTTTGGACGTACTGCTCACGCGATTCCAACAGGGTGTTTACCTTTTCAGCATAGCCAGCAAGCTCTTGCTTCATCGCTGTGACGCGCTTTTTGGCCTCCGGCGTGTTGCTTGTCTTGGCACCGCAAGTCGGGCAGATCCCGCGCTCCAGCTGTTGGATTTGCTTGTCCAAGCTTTTAGCCGCTGATGCGGCCACGGCGCCGTTGCGGTCGCACGAGGAAACGTGTTGTTCCAGCGTGCGGATGTCGGCACGCGCCTTGGCCATCTGCACATTAAGCGCCTCGAAATCTTTGATGCGCTGGTTCAGCAAGTCGAGCACATGCTTGATCTTGGGTGCTTTGGCAACCTCGACTCTCTGAGTCGCCAAGTCTGCATCGATGCGGGCAAGTTCCGCATCCAGCCCATCTGTGGTCCCAAGGCCAGCAATGAACGCTTCGCCCTTGCCGATGTTGGCTTGTGTTGCTGCGATGGCCTTGTCCGCGGTTTCGACTTCCTTGCGTGCGAGCTTCAGAGCAGCATCCAGCACGTCCAAGCGCAGGATGCGCTTCAGGATGGATTTGCGCTCGCCATCTGTGGTCTTTGGATCCGCGAAGCGTGCGAGATCGCCTTGGCCATAGACCACCGTATTGCGCCAGGTCTTCACGTCCATGGCAAGGATGCGCTCGACTTCAGCTTGAGTCAACTCCGGAGTGGCCATAGAGATTGCTTGTTCATCGCATGCCAGCTGAAGCCCAACAGCCTTGCCTCGACGTTTTTGCCGCTCTAACTTGTAGGCATGGCCATCATCACTCCATTCGATCAGCACGTCCATCTCGGGTTGGCCGATACGAATGAGCTCATCACCACGAGCGCCATCATTGGTCTCACCAAACAGGCCCCACTGGATGGCATCGAACAAGTGGCTTTTCCCGGATCCGTTGGAGTCGGCTGCGTCCGTATCGCGGTTGTCACCCTTGATCAACCACAGGCCGTTCTCAAACACCAAGTTGATCATGCCGAGCGGCCCAAAGTCCTTGATGCCTATGCTGTTGAACTTGATCATCTTCGCACCACCGCTTTCTCGCCAAGAAACTGGGATGCCAAATTCCAGCATGCGCTTGATCGCGATTCCGGCGTTGTGGGCAAACGCTCACCCAACACGAAAACCACTTCATCCAAAATCATATCACACAGTTCCTCTGTCAGCGAATAAGACAGACCGTGAGCCTGACAATGAAACCTGATGTTCACCATTGGGCGCTCTGCAAAATCAGCCAAAGCAAACGCTGCTCGCCTGAAATGACGAACATTCATTTCACACCGCCTTCCGCCGCGGCGATGAAGTCCAACCCCTTCTGAAGCAGAGCAGCACGGTCAAGCTCCGTCGTCACCATCTTGGTGTAGCCATCAAGCGCCACATTCCATGTCATGGCGGACGGGGCAACACCCGAGTCGTCAACCAGTCTGTTCTTGGCCTGTTGTTCCTTCGGAATCAGGACTGGCTTAGCCATGGCGGCTTTTCCGTCATCGATCAACGATTCACACAATTTTTTGGCGTCTTCCAGATTGGCAGATCTGACGGTGACGTAGTCACCAGCGCTTCCCGTTGACCAATAGTCGGCGTAATCCGGCCGTTGCTGTGAATCCAGCGTTATTGTGTGGAACTTCGGCGCCTTGGCGGGGCATAGCGCGGCCTTGACGTTCTTGTAGTCGCATCCCAAGAGCGTCCATCCGCGAACCTCACCCTCATCACCGAAGTTGTGTTGTAGCGGTGCGCCAATGTACATGATGTTGTTCTTGGGACCGAGCGTTTGGCGCGTGTGAAAATGACCTGAAAGTGTGAACCTGAATTGGGCCAGCAGTTCGGATGACACGCCGTCCGGGCAAACCCAATTTCCCATCTTACCACCGGTGATGGACTGGTGGATCAGCGGGATGCCCTTGCCCTTCCATGCTGGCAACCAACTTTCGATGATTTCCGTGGCACGTTTCTCGGGTTGATAGGGCAGCGGCAAGAACACTGGATCACCGGTTGAGGCGCCTGTCGTGAATGGTTCACCGAGCGGAGCAGACACCCCAGCAACCCAGCAACCGATGTCGGTGAAGGCATCCAAAATGAAGTGCTTGCCTGCGCCGTCCGCGGCTTCGTGATTGCCGGGAACGAGCAACACCCGGCGGAACGTCCCTTGCGATGCGAACATGCGGCGGAGCGCCGACGATACCGCTTTCAATGTGATGGCGTCGGCAAGCCGCTTGTCGAGGAGATCCCCAAGTATCCAAATGTCTGGAATCTCTTGCTTGTTGGCGTACTCACGCGCCTGATCCAAGACACTGATGGTGTCCAAAAGCCGATCAGTGTACATGGTATCCGGGTTGCGCTTGGAATGCGGCAGCGCGTTGCTGCAATGGATGTCAGATATGAGGATCGCTCGGTACATTGTTCAGTCCAGTTCCTGTGTGCTGGTCGAGGATGTGGGATCGCATCTCTTCACGCGCCCTATCCAAGTTGCCGTGGTCCTTGCAGTATCCTATGTCAAGCGCGCAAACGTGGCACTGGTGCCAGTGGCTGATCAGCGCTGCGCACTCGTTGCATGGGATTTGGACGCGGCCGCTCATGGTTTTATGGTGGTAGTTTGTACGTCTCGCGATCGATTTCGATCAAACGTGCCATGAATTCAGGATGATCCTTCATGATCCTCTGAATCCCCTTTGTCCCTTGCCATTTCAATGGTTCTCCTGTTGGAGCATCGAAGGGATACGGGCACTCATAGATGCCCTTCGAGTAAGACATCATCCCCAAGTCGCAGCCGCGTTGGAGTTGGGCGTCAACCAAGTCGATCCCTTGTCCCCAAACCATCGAAAACTTGCCAACCTTGAAAGGCGGCGCAACCTGGTTCTTGATGACCTTGGCCTTCACTTTAGAGCCGATGTCTGTGTCACCGCGCTTCAGGAAGCCGTCACGCTCCAACGATACGATGACCGCGGCGTACATCTTTGGCGCCTTCCCACAAGCAACCAATTCAGTCCAACTCGCTGTGCCGCCCATTGACGTCCGGGGTTGGCTGATGAACATGATCGTCACCTTCGTGCCAGCGATAGCGCGCACCAACTTAGGCAACTTTGATGACATAACGCGGGCTTGAGGGCCAACAAACAGTTTGGTTGGATCTTCTTCTTCAAATTCAGCAATGGTACGAGCAGCATTCATGCTGTCCAAGACGATAAGCAGCGGCTTGTCCGGCGCTTTCGCGGTCATGATCTTCACGGCGCTCTCCATCAACGGAAAGCAATTCTCCAAGCCAAAAGGCTGAGAGAGCAACATGTCATCGAGATTCACACCAATCGATTTGGCGTAATCGAGATCAAGCTTGTGCTCCTGATCCAGATAAACGATCTTGCCTCCCATTTCTTGGACTGAAAGGCATGCGTGGAGGGCGATTGTGGTCTTGCCTCCGCCTTCCGGGCCCGTGACGATGACCAACCTTGCCATCGGCCAACCGCCACGACCAAGAGCAGCATCCAACGTTGGAACACGCGACGGAATCACCCCAGGCAATTTCACCCGTAGCTTGGGCGATGTGCTGACATCGGTCGGAGACAATTTTGACAACTCATCAGCAAGATGATCCGTCAAGTTGAAAGCAACAACGGCTTTGACTTTCGGGACCGGCGGCGCTTTGCTGATTGGATTGTGAGATTTGGCAACGGCAACCACTGGCTTCGCCACTTTCGGAACCGCCACACTCTTTTGCGGTATTGGCGACTTCGGCGTTGCGGCGGTTTTGCCCGCCGCTATTGTGGCTGCCGTTGCCATGTGCTACTTCGTTTTCTTCGCAGGAGCAGGCTTGGGACTGGTCTTCAGCAGTTCGGCCTCCAGTTTCCTCAGCTCATCATCCGCTTCGGCGCTGGTTGCATCGGCAGCAGCGCCGTCCGGTTCTACCGCGGCCTCTTCAGCCGTGACCATCTGCTTCACCGCATCGGCCGCTTCCAGCTTCAGCAGGGTGTTGGTGTTGTTCTGCACGAACAAGTGCTTGCCCTTGGCCGGGCCCTTGTAGGTGGCTTCGACGTCATCGGCGCCAACGGTGACCAGGTAAACCTGACCGGCAGTGCATTCAGACGCGCTGAGGTGAGCGACTTCATCGGCCACCGTTTCATCGCTGACACTCACCTCGGATGCCTCCGCAGCGGCAGCCCCGGCACCGGGAAGATCCACGCCGCACTTGTCGAAGCATTCCTTGTTCACCGGGCAGTCCTGGCAGATTTTCTCGCCAGCGTCCGGGTCCAACCCGAAACATGCGGGTTTTTCCAGCTCTGCCTTGGGCAAGGACTTGAGAGCAACCTTGGCAGGCGCAGGCTTGGATGCAGGGGCAGGCTTCGCAGGTGCGGCCGCGGGTTTGGAGTTGGTCGGCGGTGCTTTGGCAGCTGGCTTAGCCGCGGTCGCAGCCTTCGCCCCAGGAGCAGCATGAGTCCCAGCAGCAGGCTCAGATGCCACGCTTTGACCAGGATCCTGCTCATAGTCGTCACCTTCAGGCGTCCCGGCCATCATCTTTTCGACATCTTCAGGCGTACGCAATTTGGTCGCGATCACCTTGTAAGGATCGCACTTCTCACCAGGCGCCATGTCGGATGCAAGCGCATCCCGCAAAGATTGCGACAAGGCAATCGGCGTCTTGAAGCTTTCCATGTGCGGCTGGATGTTGTACTTGGTATCAGTCTGGCCCTTGCCCTCACGCATGATGCGCACCAGGCTAGCGCCATCCGGGTTGGTGATGTCTCCGCCGGCCGCGAATTGATCGACAAATCCGGTCCAAACCGTGAAACTGCTGAAATAGGGCATGATGGCGTTAACATCAGGCCATGGCGAGAATGGCTTGCGAGCATCCGCACGCGTGAGCAACGGCACGACGATCCAGAGCCACTGACGCTTTGCCTTCTGGCGATCCGACAGCGCGCCCTCATCGAGTTTTCTGCAGACAGCGCAACCGCCAGCAACTGCGTCCTTGGAATCCTTTCCGATCTTGACCTTTTCGATGGCCAAACCGCGTTCCTTTGCCAAAGCCACGAGATACTTGTTATACATGAGCGGCTGGTTCAACGGATCCTGGCAGATGGCCATCTGTCCGCTCTTGCCGAGACCCCAGTGGCACATCACTTCCAGGTAAGGAAGATCATCATCATCACGTGCCGGCGGTGCGATGTACACCGCTGTGTCGCCGACTGGCGCCTTGAACTCGTCTGCACTTTTCTGTGCCTTGGCGCGATCTTGCGCCATTCTGTCCAGATTGATACCCATGGTGCTTTACTCTCCAGTTTCAGTTGATTGATTGCGGCGTTGTTGGCGCGCGTGCCTGAACTTTTCCATCCGATTGTCATCGGTCCTGCCGAGATCTGCAGCCCGCGCTCCGTCGATTCCTGCTGAATTCGTCATCGCCTTCAACATATCATGTTGCTTTTGAAATCCGAGCAGCACGGCCTTGGCTTTGGCGACGGTGTTGCGTTGCTTCGCAAGCTTTTTGTCCCAAGACAGGCAATCGGCCTGAGCAGCGATGGCGGCCTTGATCTTCCATTCGGCAGATCCGGAATCGGGCGACTTCAATATGATGGAGACAGCCCTGCCGTTCCAATTGGACTTTTCAGCCTCCATGATGTCCATCTCTTCCTCGGCATTGGCGACAACGGTCGACCAATAGGCGATGTTGGACGCTGATTTGGAGCGCAAATCGTCTGTGTCAATGATGTCCAGTTCAGAGAAATCAAATGTGAAATTTTCACCATTGACACAGAATGTTACGATTTGCGGCATGTGCTCTTACTCCTTGGTTGGCGCCTTCTTTGCGGCAGCAAGCTTGACCGCATTCTTGGCAGGCGCAGTTGCCTTGGCTGGCGATGTCGGCTTGGTGACCTTCTCAGGCTTGGTGACTTCGGCCGCGGCTTCCGTCTCAACAACGGCTTCCTCTTCTTCGTTTTCTTCGCCCTCCGTGACTTCGCCCTCAGCCACGCCGCCATTGAGGAAGCGTTTCACGTAGGGTGCCGGTTGGAACTTCAGCATCACGCGTGCTGGGATGTCCATCTTGCCGCCTGGAATCTGCGGGCTGGTGATGGAACGAGCAGCCGCATGCTTCAGCCTGAAGGTGCCGAAGTCCTTGACCATCACGGGTTCGCCATCTGCTACGCTCGACAAGATGGCTGCGAACATTGACTTTGCCTGCATGTCGTTGATGCCGGCCGCTCGTGCTGCTTTGTGAATACCTGCCATGTTGGAATCTCCTGCTTTGATTGGTTGCTACGGTTCGATCACGGTCACAGCCGCTTCGATCTTGTTGTCCAGGAAATATGTGCGTTTTTCCTTGGTCAACTTGAACTTGGCAATGACACCACGATGTAGTATTTGTTGAAAGGACTCCCAGCTGCTGGCAAAACACAAACATTCGCGGTGCAGCCCGTCTGATCCGATCAACCCCAAAAACCCCATTTCATTGCCCTTCTTGTCAGTTTTTTGCATCACCCGAACCACAAGCGCTGACATCTTCCATATCCTGTCTTCGCAAATGGGCAACACATGCTTCCCGCCCGGACGCCATCCGTCCCACAAGCATAACTCAAGCGGATCAAAACCTGGGCTGGTTGCGCCTTGATCCTCGGCACCAATCTTGGCCTTCAACTCGTCAAGGTCCACAAGAAAGCTGGCACGCATGGAGTGGTACTGCTTGTTGATCACGACGTGTCCAGCAACAACGGTGCCAGCGCCGCGCTCCAGCAACGGCCTGTAGATTTCATAATCACTCACATCAATCTTCACACGCTGGTTACGCCCGGACATGTCTTCAACATTTATGTTGGCATAACGCTTGCCCCACCCCATCTTGGCTTTGTCTTCATCGCTTGGTTCCTCACCAGAATGGAAATCGCCAACCTGATTTTGACGCACCTCGATGATCCTGCCCCACATCCAAGCGTCCGGGTTGTCCCAAATCGCCTCATCGTCCATCTTCATCCAAACGGTGCGCATGCCTTCGATCATGGGCACATACGGGGCCAGCGGATCCTCGCCGCATGCCATCGGGTTGATGCGCTTGGCAATGTCTTCCGCTACGTCAGCAGGCCACTTCGGAGCAGCCGCAGATGCTCGAATGATGGCACGCAACTTGTCTTGCCAACCTTTGTTGGCTTTGCCGACATGGACCCACAACTTTTCCAGGTTCTCATAGAGCCATTTGGTGTTGGGGACCATGCGATCGAATGCGCCACCCTGGATGAGGGCGTTGACCACGCCCTTATGGCAACGGCGGCGATCGACGCGCTCTGCAAAATCAACGAAGTCCTTGTATGGGCCGGCTGCTGCGATGGCTCGCACTGCGGCCTCGCCAACGCCCTTGATGTTGGATACTGCTCCGACGATGGCCCCGCCTTCGATGGTCCAGTTGCATGGATCCTTGGAATTGATGTCAGGCATGAGAACATCGATGCCCATACGCTTGCAGGCGCGCACCATCCGGATGACCTTGTCGGTATCGGGCTCGACTTTCAACAGAGCCCACATGAACTCCATTGGATAATGGGTCTTCAAGTACATCTCGCGATAGGCAATCAAGCCGTATGCGACGCTGTGGGCCTTGTTGAATCCGTATGAGCCGAAGAACTTGATTTGTTCGATCAGCTTGGATGCCAACTCGGGCGTCAGCCCATGTTCGATGGCACCCTTGACGAAGTTCTCGCGCTCCTTGGCTATTGCGTCATCACCGTACTTTTTGGCAATCTTGCGGCGCAAGCTATCAGACGTTGCCGGGCTGAAACCTGCGACGTCCGTGAAAATCTTCATCACGTGCTCTTGGTAGACGATGACCCCCAACGTGTCCTTGCATATTTCATCCACGAGCGGGTGGATTGACACAATCTTCTTGGGATCCTTCTTGCGCTTCAGGTATTCTGTGGCAAGACCTGAGCGAGCAGTCCCAGGGCGATCCAAGGCGACCATGGCAGACACGTCATCAAAACTGGTGAACTCAACACCATCACAAATCTTGTCTGCTGACACCGTGTCGAATTGGAAGATGCCGATGTAGTGGTGGTTGGTGAAGTTGGCCAAAGTTGGCTTGTCATCGAGTGGCAGTTTAAGCCAATCAATTTCAACCCCATGTCTCTCTGCCACAGCCTCACGGCAAAAACGCATCGCTGACAGGTTGCGAATGCCTAGTATGTCCATCTTCACCAGGCCAAGGTCGGACACGCCATACATGTCGACCGCAGTCACCACTTTGGGAGTGCCATCCCCTTTCTGGCTGCGAATCTCCAGCGGCACGACATCGATGAGCGGCACTGGGCTCACCACAACGCCCGCGGCGTGAACCCCGAGTGCTTTGACCTGGCCCTCCAACTTCTTGGCGTACTCCAAAACCTCTGGATAACGCTCGTTGAAACGCTGGCACACTGGGAATTCCTTGAACGAGTCCTCGATGGTCATGCTGGCGCGTTCATCACCGCTGCTTCGCTCAACAACGGCATCCACCACAGGTTGGATCTCACGCAGTGGGATGTCCATGATTCGAGCAATATCACGCAAACACCCCTTGCCCGTCAACTTGTTGTTGGTGCCTATCTGCGATGCGTTGTCTTCACCATAGCGCTTGTGCAGAAACGTGATCACCTCATCCCGGCGGGCATCCTCGAAATCCATGTCAACGTCAGGAAGATCAATGCGGTCAGGGCTGAGAAAACGTTCAAACAACAAGCCAAACATGATTGGATCCAAGTCCGTGATGCCGAGCAAGAATGAGACCAAACTACCACCAGCGGACCCACGAGCTGGGCCGCACTCGATTTTGGCCGCGCGGGCCCATTTGTAAACGTCCCACACCACCAACATGTAACGCGTTACCTTCTGCGCCTCCATGCGTTCAAGCTCATAACGCAGCCGGTCCATGTAGATCTTGCGACAATCACCAATGGAGATCCTGCGGCGAGCAGCCTCAGCCACAATCAACCTGTCAATGTCGCGCTCTTTCCACCCACGAAGGCAAAGCGAGCGAATGTACTTGTTCTCATCATCCGAGAATTCAGGCGGGATGGACACCTTGGGAACCAGCGCCTTGAACCTATCGACTTCCAACTTGGCTTGGAGCTTGGATTCCAACTCCATGGTGGTGTCGAGCGCGCCTTGGACCTGCGCGTCGGTCATATAGGGGTGGAACTGCCGGAAGCTTTCGGCCATTGCTGCTCTTGGCTTGAGCCAAAAGTCGTGCGTGGTGAACGTCCAACGGTTCGGATCGCTCAAGGTCGTGTGGCTGTGGAGGCACAGCATTGCCTCTTGGTATTTCCAATCATCCTCTGCGATGTAGTGTGCATCCTGAGTTGCGATCAGTGACATGCCGAAGCGCTTGGACAACGCAATCGTCGCCTTGTTGACTCTGACTTGGTCTGGCATGTTGTGAGGCATCACCTCGCCATAAAAATCATCGCCAAATGTTTCACGCAAACGCGTAACCTTGTCGATGGCACCGCCAGGCTTGCCATCAAGGTAATCACTGCCAATTGAGCCGATCTGGCAACCCGACAACACCACCAATCCCTCGTGATTTGCGAGCAAGCAATCGAGATCCACGCGTGGCCGCCGATAAAACCCCTTGACCCATCCCAGCGTTGTGACGCGCATCAGGTTCTTCAAACCCACAGAATCTTTGGCCAAGACGGTCAAGTGATAACGGCCGGTGATGCCCTCGTCATGCTCGAATTTCTTGATGGCCTCCTTGTGAAGCGACTTGGGAAGGTTGTCTGTGACACGGGCCTTCTCTTCCGGCGTCATGCCGCGGCGCGCCATATCCTTACACAAATACAGCTCAACCCCGTAGATGGGTCGCACAACATCATCCGGGTTTTCTTCGATTTCCTTGTGCAACCTTGTGAGCTGTCGAACAGTCCCGTGCTCCGTGAAAGCAATGGCTGGTTGCCCCATGGCTTTGGCAGCCGTCATGAAATCATGCATCTTTCCACAGCCGTCTAGCGTGGAATATTCGCTATGCGTATGGAAATGACAAAAGTCATCAGATTTGACATCGCTCATCGTCTTGACATTGCCCTTCGATGGCGCCGGGCTCGCGCCTTACCGTGCCAAGCCCCATCAAAGCCGTTGCATTCGTTGCAGCTCAACTTGATCAGACCACGCTTGTGGTCACGTTCGTACATGCGCATGCGGTGCATCATGTTCATCTTGCGCGGCTCCCAATCACGAACGTTATCGCCATGATCGAAACAGAGCAGCACAGGTGCGCCCTTGCTGTCCATGTCACCAATCCTGGCACCGCACTCGCCACATTCATTCCCAAGCTCAGCACGCAATCGATCGCGGCGCTCACAAGCCTGCAAGTAAACACGATGTTTCCGCCTTCTCCAATGGAGCTTGTGATCACGCTTTGGCTTGGTTTTTTCATTGTGGCCGAATTCGAAATCAAGCCCGACACCGCCGAACGTCGAGATGCCGCTGTCATCCGAATCAGAAACTGGCTGCACGTGTTTCGCCATGAATCATCACCCGTTCGATTATCTCTTCAGGGCTTTGCCCATTCGCAATAATCACCCGGATGTTGCCCGTGGGGATGTGGCAAACGACATGATCAATGGCTTTAGCCTCCCAATCACCGACGCGTCCACCGCGTGCCCTGCGCACCTCGTATGGTTGTCGCATCAACACCAAAATGGTATGGTTCCCGGACAACAGCTTCACCCAAAGTCGCAGAGCAGCCAAGCCATTCTTGCTCAGCCTTGTCGTGCTCAACCATGGCTCGTTGCCGTAGGAGCTTGGCGGCATCCCGTCCCACATATCATCATCGTAAGCCAACCCTGAGATCAGCGACCTGTCAAGGATGACGTCGGTGCAATGAGTTGCCCCCAGCAAATCGGCAACAACAAGATCCTCGCGCCAGGTATTGACCCGCATGGGGATGTCTTTCAACTCGGGGTATGCGTCGCCGGGCTGGTGGCTGTCGGGTGCGCGCCTGAATGGGCGGTACACGGGCGCATGGATGAAATTCGCCAAACTCTTGGCGACTGTTCCCTTGCCAACGCCTGATGCGCCTTCGAAAATCACCACTGCCATTGGGCTAAAACTCCAAGCAACGTTTGTAGGCGCGCGACAATGATTCCATGGCCATGGCCATGGTTGGCATGCCGATATTCAACGGCGGCGTGATTTTGATGGTGCCCGGCCCATCTCTGAACGTTGGGAGCAGCAGGCCCTCGGCCAATGCCTCGCGCTCCAACATGCGACGGTCAACAGGCACATCACAAGCAATCATCATGCCGACTGCTCGCACTTGCCCCATGTCTGGGAATGAGTCGCGAGTTTCCAATGCAAACTTGGTGAAGGATCCGACCGAGATCACGCTGTCCAAGTTGCTTTGATTCTCCAACCAAGAGCACATCACGTTCACGAACGCATTGGACATTGGGTTGCCTCCGAATGTGCTGAAATGGGTGCCGGGCGTGAACGCGTTGCCCGCGTTGCCACGCGCCAAGGCCAGCCCCACAGGGAAGCCCATGCCGATGCCCTTGGCCAGACAGGTGATGTCGGGCTCAAGCCCAACGCGTTGTGCGTAAGTCGGTGCGCCAGTGCGTCCCGAGCCCGTCTGAACCTCATCGAAGATGAGCAAGCTGCCAACGCTGTGGGCCATGGCTTGGATGCTCTGCAACACTTCGGTTTCGTACGGCACGACATCATTGTTACCCATCACAGGTGCCATGATCACCGCGGCCAACGATGGTCCAAGGCTGATGATCATGTCACACATGCGCTCGATGGGCGCGTGGATGAAGCCGCCTGGATAGGGGCCCATGCCTTCATAGTGATAAGATGGCCCATCACCCGCAGCAATGGCACCGTACGTCCGGCCGTGAAAGCCGCCCGACACGGACAAAATGTTGTTCCTTGGCGGGTTTGACAACTTTGCCTGCTTGTAATGGTACAAGCGCGCCATCTTGATGGCAGCTTCCACGGCCTCGGTTCCGCTATTGCACCAAAACACACGACTCGCGCCCATGAGCTTGCAGACCCGCTCGCTGACATAATTGCGCAATGGGTTGGTGTACAAGTTTGGAGCATGGGCACCAAAATGGAAATCGGCCAGACATGACATGGCTTCGTTGATGCTTGCCCAAGACGTTCCCAAAGATGCTGTGCCTGTATCCGTGAACAAGTCGAGCAGCTTACGGCCGTCTGCGCGTACCAAGTACGGCCCATCAGCCCCAACGATGTTGAAATTTCTGAACTCAACTGTATCCATTAGATGGTTGGCCGTCATTGTTACCCTCTTTGCGCTTCCTTCAAATCATGTTCCCAAATGCGAACAACACCCCAGCCAGCAGTGATGGCGCGCTGATCATGTTTTGCATCCGCCTGTCGTCTCTCTGTGTTCTCGTTCGGATGGTGGATGGGACAGACTCCCGCCAGCAGCGGTCAGCCTGCCACGTCTAGCCATCTCTGATGAATCGTACGTCCGAAGCATCACTTCCACAGATACGGATCACAGCCCCACAACGCACGATACTCTTCAGCTCTTTCCAACATCTCATCCTGACGAGGGATGATGTTGCGAGTCTTGCGAAGCGCAACAAGCCGATCATCAGGAGTCGCACCAGGCACATGCTTCGAACCTTCTTCATCGGAGCACAGATACAAGGGGCAAGGGCTGTGTGCGTCGGATCCGTCCACGCGCCTGGAATTCTCCAGTCGGTAAAGGCAACTGCTGAATTTTCCATCATTCCCCACGCAAGGCGGGTGAACGATTTTGCGAAACATCGGGTGCACCTTTTCGGCAAGCTCGTTCACGATGCCGGTAATGATCGGGCCCCAAAGCCCCATCTGAAGGATGTAGCAACCGCGCTTCCCCAAGATGTGGAGCAAGGCTTGAAGCGTCAACTTCCAGCTGATGCGGTGTTGGGCGCCGAGCGGGATGAGGTCACGCGCATCTTCCATGGGCACCCCGGCTGCCACCAAATCCTTGTAGGCATCTTGGATAAGGTGCATGGTTGACACGAATCGATTCACAGCAAGGAATGAATCACCATCCGGACGCTTGCATGTTTTCCCCTTCAGCGTCTCGGGCACGCGATACATCCCGCGATCCGCAAACGTGCTCATGTCCTGGATGCGCATCGATTGCGACCACCAGGTTGACGTGGCAATGTCCGGAATGGTATCCACGCCATAGTTGTCGCCAGCGCGGGCGCCAATTCGATGTCGTACCATTTGCTCCCGGAACGAGACACTGACGCCCTCCAGCATGAAGGTGAACTCAATGTCTTCTCCCACGGGGATTTGCTGCCGGATGACTTGCCAAAACAGCTCTTCCAGCTTGGAATGCGGCACGGTGTCGCGGACTTCCTTGATGGACAACGGCACCGGGCCGTCAACTTTGCTGGCTTCCCAGAGCAGCCAGACGGTTGCCAACGGATCGGGCGTAGACGAAACAAGCGTGACTTTCGGTTTCATGGCATTGGACCTTTCAGTTCATATATTTGCCAACGCTGCTTTGATGTCGTCCCAATTGCGACACCCAAGTACGTTGGCATGTTTGAAGTTCTCTATGTCATCCCACCCCGGCAGTTTCAACACCTTCACACCGATGGCTGCCAATTCGGATGCATATTTGTGCCGATCCTCGATCATCGCGATGATTCGAGCAGGTTGCATCTGACGGACGGCATCGGCCTTGTCGTTGGTGAAAATGATATGATCTTGACCCAATCCTACCTTGTCACACCATTCCATGGTGTCTGCGTACACGCGGGTGTGCCGGCGGTACGGTCTTGACGTCACCATGATGAGGCGCCGATCCCTAACAGCATGGGCGCAATATTCATGAGTTCGGCCGCGCCATCTCGAAAGCGTGTTGACGGCACCAGAAATGGTCCCAAGCGTCAGGAATCCACCCTCAGCATAGAAGCGCTCTTTGGCCTTTTCTTGTTCCAAGGAGCCTTCGGGCGCGCCGTTGATGTCGATGCCGCGAGCAGCAGTCCAAGCCGGAAAGCCATGCGCCCAATCAGCCACGCAATCGTCCAAGTCGCAGAGCAACACGTCAACATCGCGCAAGCTGTCACATTGCGCCTTCCATTTGGCGTCAACCACCATGGTCTTGCGATTGAACTCAACCAACATCATCTCGGGTGTCACCCCGTGCAATGCCATCAGCGCAACGAGGTATTTCATCACGTCAATGCCGTCTTCCGCAACGGCGGCAGGGTGACGCTTGACAGCCTTCATGATGATGTGATACTTGTCGATGTCCAAGCGCTTTTGAAGCTCGCCAAGCTCCTCATACATCCCAAGGATCAGTTCCTTGGTCAGCGCGCTCTTATCATCGTCTGACAATCCTTCCCATGAATGCCAGAGAGATTGCTGCTCAATTTGCCGCCGCCATATTTTTTCCAAGTCTCCCACGTCTTACGACTCCATTTCTATTGCCTTTCAACGCGTCACTTAGCGCTCGACGGTGCTCATCATAGAACTTGTCAGAAGCGTTGATCATGTGCCCACTGAATCATCTTTGTCAATGACTTTTCGGCAGTGGAGCGCGGATCCCATTCGGCGAAGCGTCCAAGCATGAGCCAGTTCTTCGGCAACACCAATGGGCCGGGCAACGGTTTGAGGTGCCCATTCAACACCCTTGGCTCTGACAATGTCTCCTGTACAAACATGTCGCGATCGGAACGATGCGAAAGCAGCGGCATCAAATCATCGGTGTCGAGTGGCTTGGGCGCATCGGGCTTGCCCCAAGGGATCTCAAGTTGGGCCGTGGTCGGACTCGTCTTGGTGATCCGTGACACGGTCGAAGCCAGCGGCGTGTACAGGTAATCCCACCACATGTCGGTTTGGATGCCGCTAACGTCCACAATGCTGAGCTTGTTGCAAGACGTGTCCGGGATGCCCGATTGGACGGTGAAAGGCACAATCTTCCTGAGAACGGGCAGCGGCAGCGTGTTGATCAAGAAATCATAAGGCACATTTCGATCATGGACCGTGACGCTTTTGGCATCAACCCGTCGCACCCGAGCGAAGGTGTGAACCTTGCAAGACTCCTCGGCTTGTTTTGCCAGAGCAGCAACCACGACCGCATTATCACACCGAGCCGACCAATTGTGCTTCGACCCAGGATCATTCATGCAGTCGGCACGAAACCCTTCCAGTGATTTCCTCGTTTTCTTCCAGTGTGCCGTCTGAATCTGCAACCGATCCAAGGTGCTCATCCCCATGAGACACTCCGGATGGCTCTTTGCAACTCCGTCAATGTAAATGGCCCCACGCGGCAGATGGAAACTGTAATGGATCCCCAAAGCGTCCAACATGTCTGACGCGTCCTTGGTCGCCCGCAGGTACTTCAGACCACCAGCCGCGAACGTTCCGCCCAATTTGTCGCCGGCCTCAATCAGCGTGACATCGACTCCGCCCTTGTTTTTCAAGACATGGGCCGCAATCAAGCCCGAGATCCCGCCACCCAAAATTACAACTCTCATCGTGGCGCCTTTGCCAAATGACACATGATGGCGCGAATGTTGTCCATGCGAAGTTGCCCCGGAATGACATCGTTGACGCAACACTTGAATGCCCCGTCGTTCCAAACGACGATGTCTGCCTTGACAATGCTTTGCAGCAAAGGATCTTCCTTCAGCATCGGCAATTGCACACGAAATCCCGGATCCCGAGTCCTGATGCGCCAGGATGCAAGCGGGCGACGCTTGGCGCCCGCGGCGATGGATTGATACACAGTCACGTAATCGGACTTGGTGGTGCGATCAATCATGTACAACTCACCGGGCGATGCTGAGTTTGCATCATGCGCAACCCCAACGTCGCAGAGCTTGGCCACCTCGACCATGATTGTTGCGACTTGTTTCACGGCATCCGGGAAGCGGCCTGATGTGTGCTCGACTTTCAGTGTCACCGGCACTGCTTTGGCCTTCGTCTTTGGCGTTTGCTTGGCCGTCTTTTGCGCCAATAAGCGCTCTGTGAGTTGAACGATTTGCTCGGGTGACTTGCTCTTCAACATGTCTTGTTGGTTGCGATTGGTTGCCTCTGCGACCATTCGCAAAGCCGAGCAGCGTGAAAGCCAAGCGCAAGCAGGCTCCGTCAATTTCGTAGTCGGATTCACCCCGCCGATGCAAACATGATCAGGCTCGTTGAACCCGAGGCAAGGCGGAATATCAACGTTGCTAGGCTGTTGCGCCTCAGACAACCCGGCAACCAAATCCAGGTACCAAGGAACGATCTTGGATAGATGCCCCACGGATGACGTGCTTTGCTTTAGCTTGCCAGTCGTTGCGTCGAATTGCCCCAAGATCACGACTGTGAAGTGCTGGCCACGCTTCAAATCCGACAAAAACACAACACTTCCCCAATCGTACTCCTCAATGCATCTGCGCCATTCGATGGACTGCTGCCAATACAACGGGCTGGCATGAAACCCGTGTTTTGGAGAAGGATCCAAGCTGTGTTGCGCTATCACATTGCGGACAAACGCCGCATCCATCTCATTCGGGTTGCTGTATACCATGGGTGTCTTCAGCGGATTTATTTGCGTTTTGCGTTTTGGTGAATTGCTTCAGCTCAAGCAATGCCGCGTTGGCCCGCTTATTTGTCCATTCTTGGTGTCGAGCTATGGCTGTGTGGGTAATCCTTCCCCATTGGCCTGTGAGATTGCGCGCAAGCACAGCCAGTTGCGGCGGCTTGGAAAGCATCAGCTGCGCAACAACTTTGCCATCCGGGGAAAGCGTGGCCTTATTCATGGCACGACGCATCGCGATCTCAGACAGCTGTGAGCCTCTGTGTGTTCCGTCCTCAGCCTCCAGCATGGCAATTTCTGGATTCTCGTTCTCCCAACTGGTGGACTCCTCCACACGGTTGTCCATTTCCACATGCATGCACGGTCGTTTCACCCACCGTTCATTAATGTGCGTAATCTTGCCGCAATCGTATTGAGCAACTTTCTCAATGACTTCGATGTGCGGGGTGCGACGCTGGGCCAAACATTCGGCCGCAACCATCGCCAACGCGTTGTACACCAAGTGGTGCACGTATCCCATGAGACTACCGCGGCCGCTGTTGTAAGTATCCACCGCGTAAGCAGCAGCCAGCCGGGCCTCCTGTGCTAAGTCATCCGGCGGCATCGATTGCAGTCTGAACTTGCGCACGTGACGCTGGACCACAACCTCAATTTCTGCCACTTTTTGTGAGTACAAAAGCTTGCCTTGCGGCGATGATTGCCAACCCTGTGGGATGTAATTTGCCATGATTGCCTGCTATTCTCCTTGCGGTTTTGCAGCCGCCTTGCGGGTGTCTGATTTGCATTTCGAACAAAGGTTGCGCCATTTCACCTCACCAGTCTTGGCGAAGCGGCGGTGCTCACGCAGCTGGCGCTCGTAACCGTCCCGAGCGCATTTCATCGAAGTCTTGCACCCGTCGCAGAACGTCTCAAACAAACCACCGATCGGGTTGCCAGCCGTGAATGCTTGTGACTCCTCGGCTGTGAGCGCTTTCATGCCGCGAAAATGGCGCCCAACGTAGCCTGCGCCCTTTGGGGTAAGCACCAATGGAGACTCGGCCTTGTCCACTACGATATAGGTGCCACCCGCCTTGCGATAGCCGCAACCGCGTTGCCCCTCGCCTGCCACGGATCCGACGGCCTTGGTATCAGGACGCAACTCCAATTCTGCCAGCAAATCAGCCTGGAATTCAGCAGTCCCTGGTGGCACGATGTATTCGATGCGTGACGGTACAAAGTAGCCAAAAACCGGTGATGCCGAGTCGCCGCCCTTCGTTCCGCTGTGCGCCAAAAACACCCGCGACTTGCCCGTCACCAGGCCAACCGGAACTTGGTGCGATGGCATGCGACGGCTGATCCCGAGTCGCGCTGCCTCATCGATGAAGTCTTGCGGCGTTGGGTAGAAATTCGACCCGATGAAGATCAGGTAGTCAACAACGGCCACCCTTTCAAAGGCAAATTCCTGTTGATTCAGAGCAACTTGACCAGCGGGCTTGGGGTTTACCGCGCTATCCATGGCACTCTCCAGTTCAGTTGTGTGTTGGGGTTTCGTATTATCGGGGTGTGAAACGTTCCCGGCAAGTAACTTTTATTGCGGCGCGTATTTACGTATATCCACCTATATCAACCTACCTTGGGTTACCAGTTGGAAACCCAAGACCTTGCTCCTAATCGATCAAACGGTCGATCAATCGGCCCATGGCCCTGCGGGCAGCCTGGATGCCTGATTGCACATCGCCAACGTCGGCGATGCGATGAAGCTCCTTGATCGGCGCATCCTGGATGAGCGCCGTGTCAATATTCTCAATGGCGCCCATGGCCTCGTCCAATGCCAAACGAAGCGCCTGGATGCTGAGTTCAACTTTGGTGGATGCCGGTTCTTCGACAATGACCTTGCTTTCGCGGTAGTTCATGCGCGCCGTGATGCCCTTGCCCTTGAGAAAACGGATGTAATCCGCATCCTCGCGATCCGAGTCCAAGGGGTGCTTGCGCGGGATGAAACCAAGCTCTTTGCACCCTTGCGACAAGTCGGAGTAGAGCATGGTGTAAACCTTGACTGATTTCTTGGATTGCGATGTCGTTGCCATGTTATTGCTCACCCGTGCAACAAGCGTTCCCGAAGCGTTTCCAATTCAACCGCCAACGCGAGTGCGTGGGTGCGCGCTTCCCTGAAAGCCTCCTCGAACTGCCCGCGGGTCTGTGCCGCGAACAACTCGGTGCGAGCTTGCCCGAGAGACGTCAATGCGCTTTCAACAGCCTGAAGTTGTTCCGTTTGCGTTGCCATGTAGAGACTCTTATGCGAGAATCAGGCCGAAATGATGAAGTGGGATTTATGGCACTTAGCATGGCAATAATGCTATCAGCTACGAAAACTTTACGTGGCTGTTTGCCATCAGTGTTGGCAAAGATGCGCTTCGCGCATGAAATGCCAAAGGAATTGGCAAAGCGCCGTAAAACGTCGCCATCTCGTCAAAGCGACGAAAAACGGCGGTCAAGGCGATTGCGGCGGAGCGTCTGCCCCATCTGGATACCTGCTGATCAGGTAACGTGACAAGTAGTCGAGGATCGACTTGGCAATGGGGTGATCCGGATTGCCGGTCATGCCACTCGGCTCAAACTTCATGTTGAGCAAGTGCCTTGCAAGCTCGTAAAGCGGCACCCCGTGTTGAAGTGAAACGCTCATGGTTATCCCGAGCGCGTCAAGTGTCCCACGCAGCGTTGACCCAACCGAGTCGCACCGCAAGAACACTTCAGCCAACCGTTTTGGATTATCAGGAAACCCTGATGTGTGGACGTAACAACGCATCACGCCACCAGTTGTGTGTATTTTCAACAACTTGCACAACGACTCGCGCTCTTCACTGAGCTTCACCTTTTTCGGAGCATCCATCAACGTGATCTATGCGATCATCACCTGAGCTGTTTTGCTGCTGTTCCGAGCGCCTGGTTGCCTCCCAAATTGACCTGGCTTCCGGCCTCCTTGCCCTTTTCGTAGGCATCTGCGTGCCATTTGGGGTGCGATGATGCAGATGATCGCAAGCCGAGTTTCTTGGACACGTTCGTGAACAAATTGTCCACCTCCGTTTGGCCTTGCTGGACGCGGATCAAGGCTGTCGAATTCCCAGCGCCCTCCAAGCCGTGGGCGATGAAATCGGTGCGTTGCTCCCGCAAGCGGTCAGAGATCACGCGGCCGGCCCCGAGCATGAAGCTGTTGCGCCAGCGCGTGGCGGCGGCTGCCAGCGGCCGCGGTATCTCGACGGCCCAACCCTCCATTGCCAAGCGCTGAACCTCGCGCTCCAAATACGCAAACATGTAGCGGAAAGTGTCAACGTTGGCTCTGCGACCGAGCACAATCAAGCGCACAACGCGTTGCCCGGACGCCATGTCAAGCTCTTGCTGCCACCAAGAGTAACAACCAAACCCGTCCCCAACTCCGACGGCAAGCCGACCACGCCAGGCTGATGCTTGCTTGTAGCTGAATTGGGTGTCCTCACCTTGAAGGATCTCACCGAGTCCTTGCTTGCCATCCACGCTTTCGACGTCTGCCATGGACAACTCGTGCTCTTCCATGAGACGAGCGGCCGCACTTGCGGCATTGGCAGCCTCGTTGACATTGTTAGACTTCGAAAGCGCCAACAGTTTCTTGATGCGGTCAACAATCTTGGATTCCATTGCTGACTTTCTCCAAGGTGATCTTTGCTGTGTTCAAAGCTTCCAGCAATCTTGGCATGTTGACAGCGTTCAACTGCACGCCTTCGTGAAGCACCAAAACGGCCCGGCCGTCGAACAACAGCGCCTTGTTGAATTCACCTTCAGCAGTCCAACGATCTGCCGGCTTGGCTCCATGGCGCCGTGGCTTGATTGTGTGATTTTTCATACCATTACTCGAAATTGTCAAGCTCTTCAACCATTTCGGCAATCGCTACAAGACGGCATTGCCGGATATGGTTGGCCGACCGTGACGTGGAGCTGGAGCTGCTGGATGCCTGGCGCTTCAGCTCACCAAGCCAACCAGCTCTTATGTCCTCGAATGCGAGGCCGCGCTTGATTTGCTCCTTGATACGCTTGAATGATTCCATGTAGGCCGCAGCAGCAAACACATCCTCTGACCACTCCAGCGCATCAGCAGGATTGTTGGCGAAACGCTCAACGAAAGCATTAAGACGCACTTTGAATGCTTCAATCCTGCGATCCGCGAACGCATCAAAGTTGGATTCGAAGTTGGCGGGTGCGGACTTGGTTGCCATGGAATCTCCTTTGTGAAATGTGCCCATCATGTCCTCCTGACTAAGGGCTTATGCGAGAATCAGGCCGAAATGGTGAAATGGGATTTATGGCACTTAGCATGGCAATAATGCTATCAGCTACGAAAACTTTACGTGGCTGTTTGCCATCAGTGTTGGCAAAGATGCGCTTCGCGCATGAAATGCCAAAGGAATTGGCAAAGCGCCGTAAAACGTCGCCATCTCGTCAAAGCGACGAAAAACGGCGGTCACCAAGCAATGGCCCGCATACGCATGCCGAGCGTGCAGATCGGGCGTTGGGATCGTTCCTCTTCTACGGCTGCCAAGGCCGCCAAGCGCGCCTCATCGGCCGGAACCGAGTTGGCATAGGACGCACGCAACTCCTCGGCCGTACTCTCACCCGGATCCTTGCGGCCGGCGGGGCAGTAAGCAACGCGGGTGCCAGGCAGCTTGCGAGCGATGCGAGCCGCGGACGTCAGTGCGTCGGCGGATCCGTCCAACATGACGGTCCATTTGGTCTTGCTGCTCGCCAGCATATCAAGTTGCTCGTCACGCAGGCGGAGGCCCATCAAGGCAACGGACGGGATCCCGGCTTGGTATGCCGCAAGGCAGTCAAATGGGCCTTCGACGATCAAGCCATCCTTGGTCCCGTCGAGCCCTTGCCACCCGTACAACAACCTGCCGGCATTGGGCCCGGCCTTGTAGCGCAAGTAGGCATCAGGTTTGATCGAGCGCGCTGTGAAGCTGCTCCCATTGGGGCAGACGATTGGCATGATGACTCGGTCCACGTACTCACCCGAGCGGCAGACTCCAAGGCCCATGCGGCACGCAAGATCCCGGTCAAGCCCACGGCGCGTCAGGTACTTGGGCCACAGCCATTTCGTTCCGTCCCATAGCGGTTCGAATTCGGGTGGCAACGTTCCGTCGCGCTCGGGTTTCGTCTCGGCAACCGTGGCTTTCGTCGCGCTCGGGTTGATGCGCTTGAACTCGATGTGGCCGACGCGCCAAGCCCAGAGCAGTTTGCGCGCCTCATGCCACTCGATGCCGTCAACCTCGACCACCAGCTTCAGGATGGACAGCGACTTTTCATCGCAGGAAAAACAGATGAACCTTCCAGCTGGAAGGTCATTGCCATCAGAATCAACACCAGGTTCAGAATTGATGTACAAATGTTGACGTTTCATACACCATGGGCATTTCATGATGTACTCTGATCCCGAGCTGCGGCGGGCGCCCGCACCTTCCAGCCAATCAACCATGCCTTCGCTCATGATGCCTCTGCTTGTGATTCGTCCGCTTCCGGTGATGTTTCTTGTGTGATTTTGGCCACGGTGAAGTTGGTGGCAACACGAACCATGAAGCGGCTTGCTGATGAGCGTGCCTTGGCCACAAATAGGCTGCGCTTGTTGCCCATCTTCACCTCAGCCACCGGTTGGCCGCGGTCGTTCAGCGGTGGATTTATGGAAATGATGGTGTCTGCGATACGTGCCTTGTCATAGCCCCAAGCTGCATTTTTGGACGTCGCGATCTTGCCTTCTGACTCCTTGCCGGCTTGGATCACGGCCACGAGGAACACATTGGCATTTTTGGGATCGATCCAACCCTTCAACTGCTCGTACAGCATCTTGTTGTACAGCGCAATGTTGTCCATGTTGGATGGCACTGCCAATTGGTCGGGCGAATCAAACACGATTTCATCGGGCACAAACCCTTCGCGCTTCAATCGCTCCACTTCCTTTTGTATTTCTGGCAACGTCGTGCTGGATACGCCGACATGGAGGATGCGCAGGTGTTTGTCCAGGTCAGTCTTGCGGCGCATTGCCCAACTTTCCATGCCGGGTTGGAGACGTCGCCGCTGCAAGGATTTGGTCGGCTTGCCGCTGAAGCGGGCAACATAGCGCCAGCGGGTTGCGTCCTCACCGTTTTCACTGTCGATGTGCAGAACGCGGTGCCCATGCTTCACAGCCGCATGACCGAAGTTCACTGCCAAAATGGACTTACCCATGTTGGTGTTGCCCATGATGAGGCACATCTCACCCTTGGATCCACCGCCTTGAAGCTCTTCATCCAGCAACTCGAATCCGGTGGGGATGCCGCGCACCATCTCAGGGCCCTTTTGCCAATCATCCCAGTCAATCAAGCTCTTTGAGCGGATCCGCGGTGAGTTAGACACGGACTCGGCCGTGGCCCGGTTCATGACTTGGACGGCGCCCTCCAGGTTGCCCTTTTCCAGGTGCTTGTTGGCATGCTCGATGCCCGTAATCACCACGTCATGATGGAAACAGCGCAGCAGGAATTCACAGTCAGTTTTGAGTGATTCCGATGGCTCAATGTTGTATACAACCCGCAACACATCAGCCAGCGGAGCCTGCTGCTTCACAGGTTGCATGCGGATCATTCCCACCAGCGTTGAGACTGATGGAGTCTCTGCCTTTTCATGGAATGATTTGAACTTTTCCCATATCCATGTCAAGCTTTCATCTGTCCATTGGTACGTGTCGAGCCATGACACCGCATCCACCAACGCATCTCGGCTCTGCTTCGCCGCAGCGAGAACTTTCACCTCAACAGCACGTTGAGGATTGTCAATTTGTGTGATATCCATGGCTTGGGGCTAAAAAATCCTGACAGCTTCACCTTCCCACATGCACCACTCCTGCCCGTTAGCATCTTTCCACAGCCCTGTCGGCATGTTGGGGTTGGGACGGTCTTTGGGGTGGACGTAATCGCGCACTGCCACCCCAAAGGCGCCAGCCAAACTTGAAAGCTGAATGAATTTCAGATGTTTCGGCTTGGACTCATTGGCTCTGTGGATGAATTCCTCTTGCGTCACAGCCTGATCTTCAAGCCAGCATGCCAGCCAATTTTTCACAGCTAGTTTGGCATGCTCGGTGGTTGATGTGTTGTTGGCCAAGTCGTATTCAGACGTTGTCTTGCCGGTAGTCTCAGACCACAGCTTGCGGTAAGCAGCCATGAAGCTCTTGGCCATGGTGGAAAACATCGCCTCTTTCAGGCGCTTGTACATCGGCGTCCGGAGTAGCTTGCGCACGTCTTCCGGCGGTAGGAGCATCGCTTTGGCGGAGATGTGCATGGTGTTCGCGATTGTGCCGTCGCTCAGCCGGGCCGTGATCTTGCCTTCGCCGTCTTCCGGCGGAGGAAGCGAGCCGGTGACGAGTCCGGGGTGCCTTGTTGTGCGTTGGATGCGGCCGCGCTCTGCCTTGGTCTTGCGTTCGACTGCTTCAGCCAGTGTGTGTGCATCCGACTTCGGCGCTGCTGCCGCTGCGCTGACGAGATCCGAGCGAAGCGAGGATCGAGGAACAAGAGGAAGGCTTGAAGGATCTTTCTGCTTTTTCTTACTTTCTGCAGAGTTAGCTTTACTTAGCGTCGGGGAAACAGCGCGGCGCGGCGTGAAAGAAACTCTTTCGTCACTTGGCTTTGTTGGCAATTGCGGCTTGGAAACTCTTTCGTCACTGGAAACTCTTTCGTCACTGGGACGAAACTCTTTCGTCACTTGGCTTTGTTGGCGAATGTGACTTGGAAACTCTTTCGTCACTGGAAACTCTTTCGTCACTTGGCTTTGTTGGAGAATGTGACTTGGAAACTCTTTCGTCACTGGAAACTCTTTCGTCACTTGGCTTTGTTGGAGAATGTGACTTGGAAACTCTTTCGTCACTGGAAATTGTTGGAGAATGCGACTTGGAAACTCTTTCGTCACTGGAAACTCTTTCGTCACTGGAAATTGTTGGAGAATGTACGTCCTAAAGACAACCCCGGCCGTGACTGACATCGTCCAGCTTTTTTGGAATCCTGTTGGGCGCACGGCTTTGATGCTCACAGCGCCAGCATCTGTCCATTTGTCCATGAGTTTACGTAAAGTCACATGGCTGATCCCGAGCGCTGACGCTTGCTGCTCTTGGGTGGTTTCCTTGTGATTCATCCGCATCCACTTGCGAATAATAGGCACATCATTGATGGGTTTTGGTCCGCGCTTCGTCATGTGGTCGTTTTCCATAAATTGTGTGGCTCTCAATTCCAGTACAAGCCCAACTTTTTCTCTTCTTGGCGCCAACGTTTCATCTTCTCAGCATTGTACTGGGCTGACTGCCTTGCTGCTCTTTGCATCTCGCGATGTCGAGTCTCAGGGCTGCGAAGATCCTCCATCAGGCCGATGTTGATGTAAAGCAATTCGCCGAAATTCGGGAACTCAGCGACAACCCGCGTTAGATGGAGGTGAGGGATCCCCTCGACCATCTTGATGAGCCCGCGGCGCTTCCATCCAGATACGAGCTTGGCGAGATGGTGGAGCGAGATGCGCAAGGCATGGGCTTGCTCAAGCTGGTTCAACCGGGCATGGTCCAGGAACATGTAGGCATGGAACCATCCGTGGTTGTCCTTGTCCTTCGGTGTCCTGGTTTTGCGTCGTCTCATGGCATTGAGGTAAAAGCGGGGAGTGTGACTCAACCCCCATCTGTGGCAGCTCGCCTCCGCATGACAGAGCTGTTTATCGATTCCACAAAGTCACACTCCCCTGGAAAGTTGTCGCTGCTATGTAAAATCGTGGGCAGGTGAATCGTCATGCGGGGTATCTATTTTGCGGCTGCGACGGCGATGAGGGCAAGATATTCAGATCACGTTGACTGTAAAGCCTCGTAATCCTTTGTATAATCGCAGCTTGTTCAACGAGTGTGCCGCAAGATGACGTTGCCCGATGTCCATCACATCATAGAATTTCACACTAGTCTTGCCATGATGTGGGGTAAGGTTGCGCATGCGCTGGATGGCCGCAACCTCACTTTTCTGGCCTTCTGCGTTGATAACAACTTCAATCTCGGGGATGTCAATGCCTTCGCCGAACACGGTGCCAATCAACACTTGGATATCACCTGCCTGGAATGCTTCAATCAACTTCCATCTCTTTGCAGATGGTGTTTTGCCGTGAACAACTTCGGCTTCCACGCCCATCGCGCTGATGTATCCGTACAGCTCCTTCATCTGGTCCAAGCGGCCGGTGTCTATTAGCACCCGCGTGCCTTCCCTGGCATGTTTCACGGCGACATCAGCCAAGAGCTTGTTGCGTGGCCTGCACGTGGCAACGCAGTCACGTACGACACGCTGCCATGACCACCCTTTTACGCTTTGAGGGTGCTGAAAGCGTAGGAATGTGATATTGGGCGCCATGATCATCCCGGCCTTGATCAGGCGGCCCATCGATACACGGTACAAGATCCCGCCGGTAACCGCCTTCATCCAGATGTTGGCGCTCTGATTCTCACGCAAGCGAGACACGAACACCGTGGCAGATAGGCCGATCTTGAACCAGGCATCACATTGCATGGCGATGTTGCGCCAAGCGGGCCCTTCCATGTGGTGATTTTCATCCACGAATAGCAAGTCAACGTTGGCCAATAGCCAAATGATATCGGACTTGTGCTTGGATGAACCCAGGCCTGCCAAGAGCGATTGGATGGTGGCCACGGTCACCATCTCTTTCGTGTCGTATTCACCTTCACCAACCATCCCAATTTGGAATTCTTGGCCAAAGCACTCCTTGAATGCATTGATGGTCTGCCCGAGCAACAAATCAGATGGAACCACGAACAATGTGCGGCAACCCAAAGCCCGAGCGAGCGCGGCCGCGGTGCGTGTTTTGCCCGAGCGGATCGGCAGGTTGAGAATGCCTTTGCCTGAAAACACCCCACGATTCTTGAGAGCAGCCTTCACCGCGGCTGATTGGTAGTCACGCAGTGGTTGGACGAGCCAAGGTGCCGTCCAAAGTCCCAAGGTTGGCTTGCGCCGCATGTCAACCATTTCGGCGCCGGGAAACTCAGCGCACACCTCGGACATCACACCCGTCGGAGCGATGTGATAATCGCCCTTGCGTGATTTTCGCAACAAATGCTCTCGCCCGTCCCAATATCCGTTGCGATATGCGTCACTGAATTCAGCACCGGCAACAGGATACGATGTCAGATCGTCAACCTGTTTCATCTCATCTTCGGTGCCCCAAACACGGCTCAACGTGTTGGTTACTTCGACTTTCATCTTGGATATTCTTTGCCAAAAGAAAACGCCGTCCAAGAGTCCGGTTGCCCGATGGTGCTCTCTTGGACGGCGCCCCAATGCCGATTACTTATTTGCGAAGCTGCGAATGCTAATTGGTCAAATGGATAGGCGTTTCACGTTCATGTTGAAGCCTTCGGCTGACATGAAGATGATGTCCCCGCTAACAGCATTCAGCTGGCTGAAGGTGAAGTTTGCTGGGATGAATGTTCTTTTCCTGAAGTGCATGTTGATTCTGGTTTGCGTTGACATGCCAATCGCGCCATCTCTTGCAAATGTGCCAACGATGTAGTTGGCGCTGTCGTATTGGCTTGCGACATTGCAAGCGAAAACAGGCACCAGACGCGGGTTGGTGTCGCACGGGATGTAATGAGCATCCAACTCCATCATGGTCGACGGGGCAGGCGCGCCAACCATTGGGATGACTTCTGGCGAGCCTGAAACTGTGTCCGCGGTGTGGCAAAAGCCACTCGTGCCGTATATTGACACACCACCACCAAATTTTTGCGCATTGCAAGAATAAACCCAATCACCCTCAATGATGCAGCTGCGGTAGGAAAGCGTGGCTGCCGCCCGATACCCAATCCCGATGTACAGCGTTGCTGCTCTTGGAATGGTGTTGCCGCCGCTGTCAGTGATGTCGTTTACGGCGCGGCCGCGTGATGGCGCGACGCTGCAAGCAACGACTTTCAATGGGGCTGAGTTGGCTCTGTATGGCGTTGCGTACGCGTTTGCGAGTTGGCAGTGTCTTCCTCCGCAAAGGTAGATGTAGAATGGCACATCAGTCCCGGCGGGGGTGCCAGGTTGCAACGTCGATGAGATCTCTGCCGTGATCCCTTGGTCATTTGGAAAGTATTCAATGCGCTCGCCATCAATCAACGGGATGTGCTCGACTCCAGCAGGCAACTTGATTACGGAATCCGTGGCGCTATTGACAAGCGACCAAACAGGCGTGCAGCCTGTCAGAATGCCGTGGAAGCTGCTGAATGGACCTTCGATCCTGCGATGGAGCAAGCGCACAAATCCAAAATCATAGGCAGTGGTGCCGCCGCCTGGAGGGACGGTGACTGCAAACAGCCCGATCTTGTTGCTTGGAACGGTTGGCAGAACAGGGGCACCGCTCGCTGTTCCGGTGATGATTGACAACGTGCACAAAGTTCCGGGCATGGCGGCAGCATTGACTGCCACAATGTCGTAACGCGTGTTCATAGCATCCGCAGCAGCGTGGAGCAAAGTGGCGGCAGCCCATGCTATTTCGCTGAAATCAGACATTCCAGGGCCCGTGCCACCAATTGGCGCATTTGCACTTCCAGCGTCGTAAATGACATGCAATCCAGTTCCTGCTGTTGCACCTGGGACCTTCTGCAAAGCGGGTATTGGGGTCGAATCTCCGGCCATTCCTGAGATGATGGATCCATTCGCATCCAAAATATTGGAACGCTTGCCGCTATCACGCATGAAATTGTGCGTGTACGATTCAACCAGAGCAGCCTGGTCTGCGATCCCGTAAGGGGCCACTGATTGGCCGATGTTGTCGATGTTTCCGGTGGGGATGGGAGTGCTGGCGCTCACAGACAAAACATGCCCCAAGAACAAGATGCCAGAGCCTCCAAGCAACGGATGGACTGCGTGATCTGTGACCAACGGGCCCATGAGCATGACTTGGTAGTCTGAGGCCGTAGTTGACGGAACGGTTTGACCACACCCGTTGGCGATGGTGACATAGTTACCGCCGCCATCATGGGCAATGGTGCCAATTTGGAACGCATTCTCAACCAAGACGCCACGGACAGCACCGGGACCGCCATCGGATGTCGACTTCAGCCAAACTCGAACACTGCGACCTGAATGGTCATCAGCGGAGGCCATCATGAATGCCGTGTTGACGTACATCTTGATCGATGTTCCGGCAGCAGTTACGCTGTCAGGATTGGCCAAATAACCCAACAACTCTATGTAGTTGGTGTACTCAGCATCGCCTGTTCGTGGGTTGGTCTCGATGCCGTTGTCCACTTCTACTTGGGTTGTTGCAATGTCATACGTCTTCGTGCCTGGTGGGATTGGGACGTTTTGCAAGTCGGAGTGAGAACGATCACCAGCCGGACCGGAAAGCAATGACTGGATGATTCTGCCCAAGCCATCAGTGCCAATGAAATCATCGACGGCTGCGATGTTGACATGGTTGTTTCCAGTCGGAACGATGCCGCCGTTGGTCAGATTCACAAACAAGCAGCTACGATTCCACAACCTTTTGGTCGCTGCTCTTTGCGATCCGATCAGGTAGTCCAAAATCCCCTGCTTCAAGGTGTCAAGCGGCAGGATCTTCTTGTTGTAGATTCTCGCATATTGATCAGTGGTTGGCATCGTCGAACACCTCAGAAGTTGGCTGTTTTGTCAATCGTACCGCGGCGGCTGGTCCCGCTGCTCAGCTGAACAACCGCGTACCTCAATGGTAGTATATGGACTTCAGACATCCGAACCATTGCCGAATCACCAGAGAAGCTGAAGTTGATGCCACCTTGCTGGTTGGCCCCGGTCACCGTGACGCGATCACCGCTGGTGGGCAATATCAGGTTCCCATCGAGGTAGATTCGGGTGCCAGTGTTCGAGCCGTCGATCACGAACGACTCGATGCGGATGTTGAACCAAACTCCGGCCATCAACTCGATGCGCGTGGCGTCATCTTGAGCGACCGTGACCCAGCTGCCGCCGGAATGAGACTGCAACATCACCCGTGTGCTGTTGGTTGATAGCACCAAGCGCATAGCTCCGACGGCGCCTGAGTTGGGCAGATACCATTGGAAGATGATGGCAGATGTCGAGCTGTTGAATTGGAAATCCGTCGAGATCTCGACATTCCCCAAGCCGGCCGGGGTTGTGCATGTGATGCGCGGCGTCAGCGTGACCCCGGCAGCGACTGTCATGACGTTGTTTGCAACAACGGGATCGGGGCCTGTCACAACCCAAAGAGGCGCGCCTGTTCCTGACAAACTCATGTCATCCAAGAATTCCAACAATTGCACTTCGATTTTTTCACATATTGGTCGCTGGATCGCGATCATGTCAAGCAACAACTCCTTGTCTGTGTTGCCCGTGTCCATGATTTTCAGCAGTGACCATGTGCTGGCATAACGGTCGATTGGTTGGATGTGAGTCGCCAAATACGTGCAATCGCCAGCAACGTCAACATTGTATGGCCCGCCAATTGCGTATGGCAGCGATGCGTCGCTGCTATTGTCTAATTCCAAACTGGTCTCACCGCACACCCAGCGGTACTTGAACCAATCCAAATACACAGCAGAGCGCCCGGTGAGTGTGCGAATGGCCGAAAACAAGCCGGGAAGTGTTCCAAGCTGTTTCCAAAGCGACGGAGCGAGCTTCACGAGTTGGCGCAACTTCGCAGTGCTCAACCTTGACACAATATCATACAAGTCAGGCCCGAGTCCCACCAGATCCTTGTAATACCATAGCAAGTCATCCCGGACGCGATCCGGTGATATTTGGTCAAACAGGGCGATGATCTTCCCTTCGATCAGTTGGTGCTGGGCTTGGTTGCCGAGCATGAAGCGCTTTAGCAACTGCTTTGCGGCATCATCATCACGTAGCGGTTTGGCAATATTGCTGTATGCGTCAAATTGCCCTTGCCATTCAATTCCCATGTTGGCTGCCTATCATTTTGCCGTTGTCGTGATGTTGATGGTGACGGATCCCAGCACAGGCAACTCGCGCGGGCTGAGCAAGACGTTGGACGCCGGGGATGTCAAGATCATGTCAGTCGGCCTTGGGATGCTCTCCATGATGATGTCGGTCAACTTGGCAGTTGCCACCTTGCTGCCAAACGACCAAAGCCAATTGCCGTCCGGATCCTTGGCCAACGGGTGCAAGAAGCCAGCCAACGCTGTTAGCACCGCAGACGTTTCGCCATTCTCCACAGTCACAACAACATCAATCGTGCGGGGCACAAAGTTGGTGGCATAAACCTTGTTGTTGAACACGCAGTTCATCTTGGTCTTGGTGCGGGCGTTGAACTGCGTGTCCAAATCATCCAAAACACCAGACACCACAGGATCGCCACCGGTGCCCACCACTACAACTTCAAGCGTCTTTGGGCCAAACGACTCCTCAACAGCAATCGAACGAGCAACAGGCCGAGAACCGTCTGCGGCCACGTAGGCAGTTGCCAAGTATTCAGCATCAACAGCGGTCACCACGCGCTCATTGGAACGTAAGGCAATGGGAGCAGCAGCCTTCAAACGCATCAAGTCTGCGTCAGTGGATCCTTCCATGTTCGACCAACCAGATGCTGCTCTTGGGTTGGTTACGGTGGCAAACCAAGCAATTCCGGACATGTTGACTGTGACCGTGTTGGCGCCCACGTTCCCATCTTGATCCGCGACCAATGTACGGTACAAGGAGCGTATGCTGTCCGTGCCAACATCGGGCACCTTGCCGTTGTTCCCGTCTCCAAAGTAGATGTCGCAAATGCCATCATCGTCAAACGCTTTGGTGTAGTGTTTGTCGGTTGGTGTGCTATTCAGAAAGTTGGGCACATTGACCCACGTCGATTCGATGCCGCCCTCAGTCACCAAAATGGACAAAATGCTGTCATCTATGACAGGGAAATTGGACAACTGGAAGTGTTGATTTGGCGTGCCATCGCTGGAACCCAACGGATCATCTTCGTACGATTTGCCTTGGGTAGCCGTGAACATCTGGTATTGGTTCCCGTCACTGATGGATGCGCTGCCAAATGTGAAAGTTGGCGTCCCATCGGTCGATACCACCCGCCAACGCATCCAATGCATGTTGTCACCACCGGCTGGCATCCCGATCGTGGTGCGAGTCCAACCTGCCGTGACAGACCAAGGAAGGTTGAGCGCGACATCAACCGGATCCGCGCTGGCGGTCGACAGCCCGTTGGTGCCATCAGCCGTTATGGATAGAGCGCGCCATGCACTACCAACTGTGTAGTCATTGGTGGAAAGCGATGGCTGGGCTTGGCCTAGCAACGCGGTCAACCCGGACGTTGAAGCGATGTTGATTCCACCTTGATACGTTGATGTCACGTCTTGGAAAGCGCCGGTCAGGTTGCAACGCACGCGAACAATCGCGCCTGCCATATTTGTGGAACCTAGGATGGTGGTCAAGTCGAACACCAGCGCTGCTGCTCCGGAAACTTGCTGGAGTGTCACGCCCTTTGGGACACTTTGATCCAAGTTGCCATCGTAGTATTCCCAAACACCCGCCATCACACCAGCGGTACGGGCACTGAGGATGATGCGCAACAAATCCCACATCACACCAGTGTGCCCAAAATATATGGCATTATTTGCCGATGTTGTAGTCCAAGGCGTCCAAGGGTTGTTTGCCAAGACATCAGCTGTGTGATCTGTGAAATTCGAGCCGTTCCAAGATGCCACCATGCCAACCTGATCAGTCCGCGCGGTGATCACATCTGCCAAGACTTCGTATTCAACAGACGGATTCCCACGAGCAGCCATGGTGGAGAACCTTGACCCATTCGGAACCGTCGTGGTTGTGGATTCGAATATCTGGGTCAATTTGCCAAGCACACCAACAGCGGCCGGGGTTGCCTGTTCTAGTTGCTGGCCAATGGCCGCAAGCAGATCCACGTGGCTGCTCCGCAATTTGGCCGTCGGCAAAAACATCTCGTTGGCAACCATGTCCAACATGACCATGTTGTGGTGCCCGGATGCGGCACTGGCACGTGCCAGTTGGATATGTGGTTCAAGCGCATCCTCGTCCGTGAGCTCAGGGCAATTCACCCGCATGTATGCGATCAAGTCTTCCAGCAGTTCTGGATAAAAATGACTTGAATAATTCAATGATGGGACGTTGACTGTGGTTGCCATGATTTACCTGACGGTGAAAGAGCCACCAGCGGAGCGAGAGATGGTGAGGTTGTCTGGCTTGTTTTCCTCAAGGTTGATATATGACACATCTGCTGTCATCTCGCCATCAACAGAAGTGAAAGTGATGGGGCCGTCTAGCGATGCTCGATTCTCCAATGACAACCGTTTGAATAACGCCTTGATTCTGACACGCAGATCAGATTGCGCATCTTCATTGTTCAACTCAAAAATGTGCTGGCTTCCCAACCCCAGATCGTCTTGGAATGGATTTTCACTGTCACAGTCCTGAAGGTTGTTGCGAATCAGCTTTTTCAATTGGTCCAAGCCGGTGGACCGCTTCAAACCGCCACGGCCGTCAGAGTCCATCGGCGAGTCGATGCCAACCTTGCCTGTCCCTGTTGGCAATTTAGGCAATTGGTTGCTCCGCTACGAAGTTCACATCACAACACCCTATTCCAGGAACATTGTGGTAGATCCCGGTCCCACGTGGTGGTTCCCCGCCATCAGTCCACTGGAACACCTTCCAATTGGCCCACGGAGCTGGAAGCTTGTCAGGCGGCATCGGATTTGGCATGTGATATCTGGGAACCCAAAGGTCAACGAACTTTGCTCGCTCCCAAGTAGGGTTGCCAATCACCAGCCAATGCCGATAGCTGGTGTACAACAGCGGCCGCGAACCATTGAGGATCCCGGAAGCGTCCAGGTGGGCATAGAACTGATCCAGATACTCCAGGCCGTGGCGCTTCACGACATCAGGATCAACGTTCTCATAGCTTTTGGTTTCAAAATCAGCACATAGACGTTCGCGCGGTTCCAAATCGCCCACTGCTTTGATCAGCAGATCCGCTTGGTCTTTGGGCGATTTCTCGATGTGCAAGAATGCGTAATACACCCCAATCGTGAAGTTGGGGCTTTGTCGAAATCCCAACTTGTTTGCCTTGAACGTGGGATCTGTGTATGATGTGCCTTCCGTGGCCTTAGCGCCGAAAAAGCGCGCGCCTGAAGCTGCCAGAGCACCCCAATCCTTTACGGGATCCCACTTGGAGATGTCAGGGCCCCAAATCTTTCCATCTGTTGTGACGGTGTTGGTTTGGGTCACGGCTGTGACTCCCCATAGGTTGCCCACGGCGATGGCACTTGTGGCAGGTTTGGCCTTGCGCTTTGCAAACGTGGCGGGATCAATTGATATTGGTGAGACGTGATGATGACTTGTTCGTCGATGTACCGTCGCAGGAGAGGGATTTGCTTGTCCATAGTGTTGGACACTGCTTTGGTGATTGCGTTCTCAAAGGAGCCAGGCGCCAACCAAAGGAAAAGACCCAAAAACGAGCCAATCACCGTCGTGCAGATGATGATGGCTGTTTTGAGTTGCTTGTATCCTTTGGCTGCAGGGCATGCGCGTTCATGTTCCAGTATCGCTATGTCCATGGCGTCCTTGGAGACGGATGTCGGTGGTGGAGTTATCTGTTGCGCTGCTGCGATTTGATCTGCAGCATCCTTCATGACTTCTGCAGCATTTTGCAAATTGTCAAGGGTGTCGTCCAGCGCCCGCTGCTTTCCGGTATCAGTGAGTGACTGGACAACACCATTCGCGTCATCATCGCTTTGTTGCGATCTGGATGTTTTTGGCTTTTCACCATTCACGGGGCGCATGCCACGGTGCCGCATTTTCTGATGCTCACTTGTGTTTTTGCAGCCGCCAAACAGTCCAACTTCATGTCTACGACTGTTGACGACTTGTTTTTATTGCAAGCTTCCAAACAACTAGTGGCTTCGCGGCATTTTAGGCGTTTGACGTTGTTGCATGCGGCCGTGCACTTATCAGCTTGGGCACTTGGGAGCAAGGCGCATTCGACCGTGCCGCACTGCCTAACTTGGTCCACGGTCTGAGCGCTGTTCAAGCACCCAACCTTCAAGTCGGTCACAGTGCTTCCGTTTTCATCGTTGTACACGAAAGCATGAATGCAGTCGGGATCCGCGCCTTCTGTGCAATGGAGCTTGTATAGCTTGTCGCAGAGCGCCTGATAGGTGATTGATTGGACGTCCGTCTTTGACGGTGCGTCGGATGTCACGGCAGCATCCGGAAGTGGGAACGGCGTTGGGGGCATTGGATGCGGGCAGGCCGTGAAAAGCAACGCCATGCCGAGCGCTATGATTGCAGGTTTCAACATGAGGTCACACTCCAAGATTGGCAACGATCAGGTTGCTGGTGCCCTGCAAGATGAACTTCTGCGAAACCCAAGCCAGGCCGTTCCATCCCCAGCGCTTGCTCCATGAGTTGCCAACCAGGCCTTCCACTTCACCTTTGGCATTGGTACGATAGCCAAGGCTGTAAATCCAGTGATCGAAGTCGGTGCCGCAGAAGTCAAGGACTTTGGATCCATTTGGATCGGAGAATCCTTGGAACGTGTTGCCGCTGGCCGCGACTGCATGCATGACCGTGTGACCACTCGAAAGCGCTTGCTTGTATTGGGTGAGCTTGTTTTGCCCCTCATCGATGGCGTTGAAACCGAGCAATGGGATTTTGAGACAAGACTCTAACTCGCCCAACTTCAGCTCATCGTTGACGTGTGCGTCAAGATGGCTGCTGTAATCAGGTGAATCGGCTGTCCGGCCGCCATCAACATCGCCTTCTAGCGCAATGCCCCAAAGTCCAAGCGAGCGTGTGACTGAGTTGGGCATCGCTCCGTCATCTTGCAACGGGACGTCAGGGTTAATGCGGTCAATGGCGCGCCCGAGCGCGTAGATGATGCGTGGAGCAGGAGGCTTGGCAAGCGGTTTGTCGTGCGCGGACATGGTGATGTCAACGCCGCCAGCAGTCCCGTGCCCCGTACACGAGCCTGTTTGATCTTGGTCCCAAATCGACCGCAGAAACTTCAGCAGGTTCGCTGCAGCAGGAGCCGACAATCTGGCAGCAGCCAGCAGATGGAACCCATTGTACTTGTGACCAATTGGATCCGGGATGTAGCCTCGACCTTTGAGAGGGGTTGCTTGTGGGCTCATATTCGTGACTCCTGTGCAGTTGGTTGATTGTGATCAAAGCCAAGCTTATTGAAGCTTGTCCTTGTATTCTGCGTTCACGGCTTGTCGCAATTTTTCTTTCGCATCGGCCGATAGCGCTGTGGCACCAAGTTGGGCATGTTCCGCGGCGGGACAACTTGCCAATCCTGCCTGGGCTGCAGCGAAGCATGTGATCACGTCATCAGGCCAAGTCGAACCAGCGGCCGCGTGGATGCACGGCAAGACATTGGTCCAAGCCGCAGCAATGGTGCTGCATTGGCTGACGATTTGGATCAGCTGTCCTGAGTCCTTGACTGTGGTGATTGATGCGCAAGCGATTTGGGCCTCATGCTTTTGCCACCAAGCACACCCGCCAAGCGTCGATACCGACACCCCCAATATCAACATGGTGGTTATTTTGGTGATTGTGTCGGTCTGCAGGGTGCCACCCATGTTAAGTCCAACCTTCATCAAGATGCTGAGAAGCACAACGATGCCGCCAGTTTGTGCCCAATGTATGTGGCCCGCAACAGCAAGGCCGAAGTTGGCAAAGCTGACCATCACGCAGCTCCAAAATTCAGTCGTCTTGAAGACGCTCTTAGGATCCGCGCCTTGCAGATACTTGGTCAACGTCCGTGCCGCCAAGTAGATCACGGCAATTCCCGCACCGGCAAGCCCTGCCCAGGTTGGTGAGATGGAGCCTGACATGGCAGAATAGGTGTCGATGATGTAGCCAAGAATGGCAAGGATGATGGCGGCGGCTTTTGGCCCTTGTGATGTTTTGACTGCGTCCATGGGAAACCTCCTGTTGGCCTATTCTAAGTCTTTCGTTGTTTGTTCCATCTCTGCTAGTGCCTTTTGGCGCCCATCCTCCACAATTCTTGCAGGTATGCTTGCGAGCGTGCAACTTGCTCAATCCAAACAGGCCCGTAGCACAGATCAATACCCTCATTCCAAAGCGGATCTGGAAGGCCAAAAACCCATGGGCAAGCATTGGCGCCCGTTTGCCATGGGATGGCCCCGGTAAGCGTGTTGTTGCCCAATTCGACACCATTAACGTACAACCGTATGTGCGATCCATCGTACGTAAGTGACAAAAGCGCCCATTCACAAAATGGGACACGATTGTGATCAACTTTGACAAATATTGGTGCCACTGTCCCATCGAACGTCATGTTGGCGCCTCGTTGGGCGATGCTCATGTGCACAACTTGATACGGGGATACCCAAGTTGACGGACGAAACGGTTTGGAAATTATGCGCCCATCATTGTCGCCTGGACGAAAGTACGTTTGGACAAATACCCAAACAGATAATGTCAAATAGTTTGGCGGTTCGAATGCCCCAACAGCTGTCAGCATTCGCAAATTCTGCGTCGTTCCTGGTGAGTAGATGCCGCCGCTGAATTGTTGCTCTCCAAACGGACCAACAACGCCAGGAATCGGCGTCCCCAAGTTGATCGTCAGGTCATTGGTCCCTGTGATTTCGTTTTTGAAAGATGTTGCTGTTGATGGCTCTTTGAACAAGAACAACGCAAGTGTGTCTGAGTCATGCGGTGCAGGGATGTCGTAAAGCTTCACAAGCGCCGTAGAAGGGCCAGGGCCACGCAGGCTCCCAATGGATGTTCCCCAAGCAGATGAGCCTTTTCTGTAAACATCACCTTTCATCAGAACCTTTTCGCGGCCCGTTTGTAACAGGTCCCAAGATCACTGACGCTGCGTGCAACTTGTTCGATCCAAACAGGCCCGATGCGTGCATCCAAGCCTGCGCTTGCCACACCAACGGGTTCACCAATAACCCATGGGCAAGCATTGACACCCGAAGACCAAGGGATAACCCCGGTGCGGCTGGCTGTGCTGACCTGTTGACCGTTCACGTAAAGCTTCACACTTGCCCCATCGTACGTGAGCGACAACATGGCCCATTCAAACAAAGGCACCAAACGCTCATTCACAGACACTGCGGTCGATCCAATTTGGGCTTTCAACACCCCGGTGGAATCAAACCAGATTGCGACCACACGATATGGTGATGCCCATGCTGATGGGTGGTATGGTTTGGTGAGCAGATTCCCATCACCAGTTGCTCGCCGATAGTTGTGCAAAAACACCCACAAGTTCAACGTTATGCTTGTTGGAGGCTCGAATGCGCCCACTGATGTTGTGACTATGGCAACGTCTTCCAAATAGCCATTGGTGAAAATGGCGCCGCTTGGGCTTGAAGGGCTTGATGGGTATCCAAACGGGCCAACGCACCCCAAGTGGAGTGTTCCAGCTGTCTGGTGCAAGTCGTTCGCTGATGTGATGGCATTTTGGAAGGAGCTTCCAGATGTCTCGTTGAACAAGTAAAGCGCAAGCGTATCACTGTCTGATGGCGTCGGCTGGTTCGCGCCGTAAAGCGGCACATATATTGTGGCAGGCGGAGGGCTGGCAATGTTTTCCAACGGGCTGCCCCATCCAGCCTCCGTTTTTCTGTAGAGATCGCCACGCATCTTGCAACCTAATCACAGCGAATGGCAAGCAGATGTGACCAATGATGACACCGTTGCGCCCGAGTACACTGTGGAATCTATGCGCACATCCTCAATCAGACCATACCATTGACGGGTGGTGGTTCCGTAGTCAGCACCGATGACGTATGCCCCGTGTGTGCTCCAATAGAGCGCTGTGTTTGCTGCCGTCGTGCCTGTGCTCACGGCATAACCATCGACGTAGCCAACAATTGCGCCAGTTGAGTATTTATATGTGAATCCGATATGGTGCCAAGTTCCAACAAACAAATTCTCAGTCACCCCAAGGCTGACACCCGTTTCAACTCCTGATGGTTGCGTCCAAAAGTCGAAATACCACTGATTGGTGTTGTTGCCGTTGCCGTTGAAGCGCATACACCAAGCATAAGAACCTCCAGATGAGTTTTGCTCTTTCCCTAGCAGAATCGCCCACTGTGCGCTGAAGACAACTTTGACCCAAGCGAAAACGCTGAGATCGTTGGATTCGCCAAGAGACGTCGTGGTTGTCCGAAGCAATCCCTTGTTGTCAGATGAAACAGCCTCAAGAGCAGCAGCCGTGCCGTATGCGCCATTGCGGCGCGTAACGTTGGCTGTGCTGTATACGCTGAGGGCGAGCGTCCCGGCTGTACCGATGTTAGCAAAAGGTGGACCGCTGGTGAAATCCCAATAGATTGGAACACTGCTGTAACTTGGCCTTGTTGGTGTGCAACCACCCCCGCTTCCCGCGGGCGTGGCCCATGCTCCCGAGCCGTTCAGAAAGTGCGCAGCGTTGCCGTCGCCCTGTGGAGCAAAACCTGGCAGACTTGTCGTCATGTTTTGGCCCGTGGCTGTCGTGATGCTCAGCAGAGATGCAGGGACGTTGGCCAATACGGCCTTGGGGCTGTTTGATGTCGAGACGCTGGTTGCTGTCGTGGTGACGGTGCCTGAACTCCAAGCCACGTTGCCATCAGCGTACAATGTCACAGCAGGCCCGGCTGGCCCTGTTGGGCCCTGGATGTTGCCGTTCAACGTCCAACTTCCGCCCGCGCCGCCCGCGCCGAGCGAGTAGACATTCCCAACGGCTCCACCGCCCGCGCTGGTTTCGAGATAGTAGTCACCAGAGACAGAACCACCAACGCTCGATGGAGGGTTGGCGCCCGTCCACCACTTCGCGCCAGGCGTCCCGTTTGTGCCATTGGTTCCGTTAGTTCCGTTTGTGCCAGTTGTCCCTGTGGCACCCTTGATGTTGCCGACGGAGCTGCCCCAACTTCCGCCCGTTCCGGTCATCGTGTAGACATCGCCAGTCGTGGTGTTGAGATAGTAGTCGCCCGAGATCGATCCGCCCACGCCGCTGGGCACCCCTGCAGCTTCCCACCACTTCGATCCAGGTGCGCCATTCGTTCCATTGGCCCCATTGGTCCCGTTTGTGCCATTGGTTCCAGGCGATCCATTGGTTCCGTTTGTGCCGTTAGTTCCCGATGGCCCTTTGATGTTGGCTATGGCGCCGCCGCCCCACGTGCCGCTGGCATGCTGCCAAACATTCCCAGTTGCTGTATCAAGGTACAGGTCACCATCATTTGCGCTCACCGCTGGTGCCCCGCTGCCGGTGAACCAGTGATTTGCTGTCCCACCAGGGATGAGCGACGGGTCAATGGTTCCAGCCGGGCACGACGTCCGCACAAATTGCTGATAGCACGTGGCGTGTGAAAATGAATCCACAAGCAGAGACAACAATACTCCACCCAATACGGCAAACGTCTTTTTCATCCTGCAGATCCTCCAATGTACTTCCAATAAGGTGATCCCGTTCCTGTCAAAAAGGCGCGCAGGTGAATCTCCTCACCGGCCGGGACTTCCCATGATGGGTAACTTCCTCCAACAAATGCCCCTTTGATTGGAGCAAGACTCGTTGTCCCCAAACTTGTCACAGCCATATCAGCAGTGAATGTCAGAGATATGTCTGTTCCATCATGGACACTAGATGGGACTTCGACGCCAATCAACGGGCCTGTCCCTGAAACTTTCAGTTTTCGGGCTGTTGCAAATCCAGAAATGCCGCCACTTGAAATGCTGACAGCTGTGAAAGCTTCATCCGCGCCGCCAGATCCAGACATGCCTGCAGGGCCTTGGATGTTCCCAACCGGTGATCCCCAAGTCGATGGGCCTTTTTGGTAAACATCACCATTCGACATGTCCAGATAGAAATCATCACGCACACCAAGCGTGCCGGCGGGAACGCCGGTGCCTTCGTACCATGCGGTGGGAGCAACCCGGTCACCAGGATCTGTCGTTCCCAAGTCAAGATAGAAATCTCCAACAGAGCCAAGCATCCCAGACGGAACGCCATCACCAGTCAACCAATTGCTGCCATCAGAAAATGTTATCCAATCTGTGGTGGCTGGCCCTGATTTGCCCCAAAAAGCAACATGCAATCCGGAAATTGGATCCAATTGCTGAGCAACAGATGGCATCGGGCGATCCAAGCCAACTCTTGGAGGATCTACGGTCGAATCTGTGGTTGTTGGATCAAAGATGATTGCTTCCCAAACCAAGGCATGTTTTGCGATCTTGAAGCCGGCAATCTCGGCCACCAGCTTTGTGAAAGCGGATGTGATGATTTTTTGCTGCTCAAGCGGCAATTGCATGTAATCGGCAGGCAATCCAGACAGAAATGCCACACCAGCATCAGACTGCGCGTCACAAGTCTCATCGCCAATCAGCTTGCCTATTGGGTTGTCTGCCATGCTACTTCAACCATCCTAGCAGCGAGAGGAATGCCTCATCAGCACCCTCTGTGAGCAGCTCGTTGATATCAACCACAGCTTGGGCAAGACCGGGCTGCAACCCGGACAATGGCCCTTGGGCCGCTGCTTGCATGGACGTCAAATCCATGGAAAGTTTCTGAAGCAACGTGCTGAGCTTGTCCCAAAATAACGTGCCTTTTACCATCTTTTGATCAGCCTGGTCGCCGCCAACCCGGATCTTGCCATCAATCACATCCAAGATGGTGTTGTTGAGATCAAACTTGATTTTGTCTGGTGTGATTGTTATGGTGTCTTTGGATTCTTGGCGCCCGAGTGTGATGGACTGCGCCTTCTCATCGAGGATGAGCATCAACCCGCCCTTGGACACGAAGCCACGGCGCTGAGGGTAGTTGGTCAGAAGCGCTTTGGGCAGCGGCATCCCGTTCTGCTGGCCTGTTGGAGGCGCATGCCGCCATCGCAACCCTGGATTCAGCATGAAGCGCTCGCCCTTGTACTGATCCAACCCAACGTCGGTCACATCTACCATGACTTCAACGGTTGAGCCGACGTCTGGCATGAAGAGCATTGCTGCTCCGCCGAGGCTGCTGAAGGCATTCGAATCGGGCACAGCCCAATGCGGCAACTCCGTGGCTGCTCCCACCAGTGATTGGCAACGCACTTTGAGCCGTCCGCGTTTTTCGGGATCCGTGATGTTGGTCACGATGGCATAATGCGACTCTGTGATCGTGCCGCTCAAAACCGCATCACCTTGTTGGCTGTGAATTCACACGTGTACGGTGCTGGAGCGACCATGTGGCGCACACGTGTGAAGAAATACTCTCCATCAAGTTGGTCGCCAAGCCCGAGCAGCGTGTGTGTTTGGCGCGCTCGCAAGGTTTCGGTGCCGATGACGGATCCTTGTACGGTGATGAAATTGTCTTGGCGCTTCTTGAACCATTGCCAAAGGAATGCTGAGGCCTCATCCAGGTCGTTGAAGCGTCGGTTGGGAGGCACCGTCACGTCGATGGCGAAGCCGCCGGCCGCAATGCGCCAACGTGCTGCATTTTCGAATGCGTGGACCATCGCATCCTTGGCCTTGCGCTTTAGCACATGCGAGGGTGATTCTCTGCGTGGCCGGTTGCTGTTGCGACGCACTGATGGGGGGTTCTCTGTGGCAGATGCCTTCGCCAGCAGGCCGCCACCGCGCGTGAAAAATGGGCTTTCAGCGCTGTCTTCATCACCGATGCTGTGCGATTCCCGAACTGACACCCATTGCTGGGCCTTGCCGTCCCAAATTAGAATGGTGGCCGCGGTGACGTTCTCATGCAACCCGTACTCAGGCATGGCATCGAGCAAGGTGCCCGTACCATTCACGCCGTACCTGAACACATACATCGGCTTTTGGTCGTGCTGGACAGCTTTCCAATGAAGCACCCAAACGTTGCGTTGGGTGTCGTAATCCACCCAGGCATCACGGTCGTTCAGGTTGGCCAAGCCCTTGACGATTTCCCAATGGTTTTGGTTCTTCTTGAGGATCACATCCTCGTGTCTGTCTGTGTGATCAATATCAAGATGGAACGCATGTTGCTCGGCGATGGCAACAACGACATCACTGTGCCTGGCTTGGCTGAAGACTTGTCCAAGATTATCAGCACCACCGACGGGTTGCGAGACGATCGCCTTGGACTTTAGCCTGCTGCTCTTGATTGGGCTGGTGGCATGCGACATCTTCACGCTGGCATCATAACCCTTGACTTCCAACACCGGCATGCCTTCACGTGGAAAGCGTGGTAAGTGTTTCTGCCAGCACACCCGGCCGACAAAATTCCACTTGTGGCCAAGTTGTCCATATCCAACACTGAGTTGGGCCTCATTTTGATAACTTGGCTGGAATACCTTGTGCGTATTCCAATCAGGCCAATCAGGATCCACCAGCCCTGGGTTGGTGATGTTGATGCGCAACATGTCAGCCATGCCGATTGCGCTTTCATACTCGACTGATTCAATGTATTGGCTGATGTCTTGGCTGACAGTTATGCCGTTCACGTCCAAGCGGAAATTGGGCGCCAGGTCATCGCCGTCAACACGATTCCCTGGCGCGCCCAAGTCTGGTTTGTCCAGTGATGTGCGTGCGGCCAACATGTTGGCCATTATCGGGGTGAATGAGAGAGGTGGCATGTTAGGACGTGAGGATCAGCGATTGGCGAGGCTGCGATCGGAGCTGGTACATTTTGGAACGCAAGGCAAGGCCTGCCGGCGTCCTCACCAAGACCCTGGACATTGGTTCAACGATTCGATCAGCAATGGTCTGGTAGGGCGCCAACGGGATCACGGTGCCTGGCGAAGTCCCTGGATGTGGTAGCGTCGGGTTGTCAAAACGGAGCAACGATCCAAGCATAGGATCGCCGTACTCAGTGAGGGCAATTTGCTCCCACGTATCACCATATTTGGTGGTGTAATAGTAGGTATGCGGCTTGGGCTGGTCTATCAGACCATAGCTCACGGGGTCATAGATGGCCAGGACGATGCCGAGAGTGACGCCGCGTAGCGTGCCATCATTACGCAGCGAATCCCAACGCGGCTCGCCAAGCGACTTTACCACCACAGTTTCGTTGATGGTGTTGCCCCAAAGGAACGCGAAGCGAGGCGGCCGCGCCAGGCCGATGTCTTTCACAACGCTGCGTTTCAGATTGTCGTACAACTCTTGGATGTCTTGTGTGGAGTCATCGGCCCAAAGCTTCATGGTGAACTTGAAGCCTTTTTCCTTGCCATTGCTGTACTGGATGACGGGTTGGTCTTGCCCCATGGTGGCGATCTCGGTCCATTCACCTTCCCAACCTGTGTCCTGCATGTCAAGTGGCAGATACTGGAATTGGATCGCCTTGACCGTTTCGCCATCCTTGGTGCCTTTCAGGCGCCGTTGGTCAGACCAAACCGGGATGAGCTGTGGAAGCGGAGCCTGTGGTGTTACGCGTGTGGTGCTCATGTTTGCTCCGTCGAAGTGATGGCAATGAACTGACGCTGCCAAGGCGTCTGCGTGAATCCTGCGCGCTCACCAATCTCTGCCTTGTGACGCGCGGTTGCGCCGGCTGTCTTTCGTCCATCCGTGTTGAGAGCAGCAGACAACTTGATGTCCAGCTTGTTTTCAACTTTCAAGTTCTTCTTCAGGTCGGAGATGTCCTTGGGCGACATCCGGGACATGTTGTCGCCGCTGGTCGATGTGGCTTGCTGTGCGAGCGACATGCCGCCTGAGTCACCGGTGCCGGACGCTCCGCCGTTGTCTGCCATCTTGGGGTTGCTTTTGCCCTCGGAAAAATCGTGAATCTTTTGGGCAGTAGCGATAAGGTTGTCATTTCCGACGCCGAGCCATGATGTGATGGCATTGAAACCATCAAGCAATGTCGCCAGCATGCCAGCCGCGGATCTGATAGCACCCACAACCCAATGCTCGATGGCGTTGCCGAGGACTTGTGCGACCACCACGATGCCGTCCCACATTGGCTTGAATTGCTCCCAAATCCATGCGCCAACAGATTTGAGAATTCCAAACCAATGCGTGACTTCCCACACCAAGACATCCCATATGGGCATGAGTTGATCGAGGAGCCAGCTGCCAACAGCCTTCAGGACGCCCCAAGCGGCACCGAATATGACCCCAAGAGCAGCGCCAACTGTGCTGATGTAATCCCATATGAATGTTGCCACGGGCATGATGTAACCCATGATTGTGTTCCAAAACCCTTCGATGGTGCTGCCCAAGCCCATGACCCAATCGACGGCACCGCCCAACCACTTGAACACTGCTCCGAGTGTCGTCATGATGGTTCCGAGCCATGATACCGCAGTGCTGAGCAACCAACTTCCAATGGGCTCAATCCACTCGAGCACCTTGCTGATGAGCGGGAAGATGACACCCTTGAAGAACGTCACAAGGCCGCGGCCGACAGCCGTGAGGAACGTCCAGATGCCTTCGCCCAACGCCATCAGAGGCGCGCCTAGTTGCTTCAACCCTTCCCAAATGGGTTGGATGTATTGCCAAAGCATCATTGCTGCTCGTTTGATGGTGTCGAATGTTGACTCACCATCTTCACGGAACGCGAGGAATGCAAGCGCCAAACCGCCAACAACAAGGCCGATGGGCAATAAGAACGGCATCAAGAATGATGCGGCGCTGATCAGGGCGCTGCCGATGGTCATGGCAATTTGGACCAATGCCCAGATCTTCGACGTGATGCTGGTGATGATGCCGATAATTGGAACAGCAACTGTCATAATCAATGCAATTTGGGTCGCAATAGATGCGATTGTGCCGGCGGCCTTGCCGAAGTCGATGCCAAGAGATCCGGCCCAAGCCCGTGTCTTGTCGATGGCCCCGCTCAACCATTCATATGCGGTCTTGAGGTGGCCGTAGAATGTGATTACCTGTTCGACCAAAAAATCCCAAACAGGAACAAGCTTTGCGCTGATCGTCTCAGAAACACCATTAAGAGAATCGCTCCATGAGAAACCAACATCCACCAGACGCTTGATGGTCTTTTCGATGGACTCGAACAAACCACCAAAAGCGCCACGCAGTGTCTTCATGATGATGGACTGCAGCGTTGTCCATGTTGCTCCAAACGACTCTCCAACCTTGTCGCCGTACTTGCCAAACTGTTGGCTGATTTCCAGCACGCGTTTCAACCTGTCTTCAGGCTTCAGCGCCGCCCATTCCTGGTTGGTCTCCTTCAAAAGGCCCATGCTCTTGATCATGCCAACAAACGGATCGCGGTTGTTCATCATGCCGCGGGCCATGCGCTGGAGTGAGCCAGCAACATCGTCAAAGGACAACCCGGCTGACTTCAGTGCGCCAGCCATGATCATGGCGCCCTTAGTCACAGCGATCATTTGATTTGACGTAGCGCCAAGGCCGATCAATCCGGGTGACACCTTTTGGAAGACGCGCACCGCATCCTCCGTGGTGCCCATGGTGTCAGCTGCGACTTTGGCCAAGCGTGGCATGATTTGGTCGGCCAACTCGTACATCTCATCATAGGAGCGATGGGATGCAGCACTGAAAACGATGGCAAGGCCCATTTTTGCCTGGGCAACTTGTTCGTTGGCTTCGAGTCCCTTGTGGACCAATTGCTCCAAGCCAACACCCAAGCCAAGGCCTGTGACCAAACTCATAGCGCTGAACTTGGACATCGAACCTTGAAGGTGCCCGATGTGTCCGCTTAACCCCTCCGCAGCATGGTCAACTCGATGAAAGCCTTCTTCAGCGACACGCATCTTGTTGACTGCTTGATCAGCATCAAACTTCAACACACCGCCGAGTCCCAAGGATTCAAATGCCATTGGCTTGTCCTATTTCACTGTTGGCGCCGTCTGCGCGTTGGCTATCTTTTCAGCCTCCTGCCGTTTTGTCTCGTTCAACTTCTTGAGCAGCCAGACGCGTTCGCGCTGTGTACGTTGCCACAAGCCCACATCCGTGATGCCTGGAATGCTGTACAACAGCGCGAATTCTTGCTCCATGAGACTCACCCAGGTGTCGCCTGGACACCACGAGAGAAAAAACGGTCATACACCCAGTTGATTGGTTGTATGAACTTGTGGTTGCAACCTTTTCTGTCGCATTGCAGATCAAGCGACATCTTCGGGCCTGCGGCGGCATCTTCGATCCAGCGTTTGCAGGTCTCCAAGTCATACTTGGACATCTCATCCAGGTCCTCATTGTTGAGGACAAAAGGCTCGGATGGGTCGCCTTCAGCTTTCACGATGGACGTGCGGATCACCAAGCTGTCGCGCTCAGCCTCATTGGTTGAGGCGAAGTCCTGATTGGACGCGACGTCCCATTTCAAGGGCATGATCTTGAAGATGTTGAGGGTTTTACCACGGATTTGAAGGCCATCACGCAACGGCATCATGGCCGACAGATCCGTGATGGCGTCCGGGATGACTTTGACTTCCATGGTCCCGAGCAATGCGTTGATCTTCATGTGATTGGAACAACGTGGACACGATGGCTCCATTTTCACGGGCTCGTCAGGGCCCATGGCCTCGTAACGTGCCATGACGTACATGTACATCACGTCTGCCATGTTCATTTGCGTCAGAAACAACTCACGCTCGCCATCCTTCATGTTGTCAAATGACTTTGAGCCAATGGAGTGCGCCATGATGGACATGGCGCGCGTCACGAATTCGCCGAACGTGGCACCGCGCAGTTTTTCCTTGGCTTCGCTGATTTGACGCTCCAGCTTGAACTTGAAGGGGCGGAGCTTGAAGTTGCGTTGGCGCGGGGTGTTTGGGGCTGCTGCAATGCCGATAGGCAGGTTGCAACCCAGCTCTTGCAGGGTCTTGATCTCAAGTCGGTTTGGTTTTTTGCTGTCCATCTTCCATCTCCAATTCACGCAAAAGCGTGTTGTGAGTTGGATGGGCGGAGCGCGGCCGCTCCGCCATCACAGGTTGTTGTTACGTCAGCGGCTTGATGTCGTCAACCGACATCTTCCAGGTGTCAACCGCCATGTCGCCTTCGTTCTTCATCTCCAGGTCCGAATTCTTGCGACCGGATGTGAACACGCCAATCAGCTGGAACTGGCGTGGCACACCAGCGCCGATCCGTTTCATGATGAGCACGGCCGCCTTCTTGTAGCCGGGTTGAACAGGATCCTTGCCCTGTTGGAACCAGGTTTCCATGGCCTGAACTTCGATGGCATGGTGGCTGGGAATTTCCATGGTGAACTCGGTCGCTTTGGTGTTGCCGCCGCTGGCACGTGTCCTATCAGGAAGTTCCACAGTCTCCAACACCTCATCGAGTCCGCTCACCTTCACAGGGGTGAGCGGCGGCATCCCGACAACGATCAGGTTGTATTTGTTGACAGCAACGTGATTTTCTTGAATAACGCCTTTCATTTGAACCCCTCCGATTAGGACGATGACGATGTGGACTCGAAGATGCCGGCATTGCCGATGCGGATGATGAACCGCTCGATGGTGTCGGCCAGCTTCAAGCTGATGTCAGCATAGGCATCACCATCAGCCTGTGTGGCGTCGGTGTTGTTCTCGCTGTCAATCTTGATGGAACAAGCGTCATCGAACGTCTTGCCCTTCAATGCTCGCTTGGGTTGGTACTCAGGCAAGAACATGCCTGTGATGCTGCTCTTCAGCAGAGCGTAGTTGTCGGGATCATTGAGCGCGAAGGTGATCCAGTCAAACGACGTGCGGAGCCAGTTCTCATAGTGGCTCATCATCTCGCGCTTGTGAACAAACTTCCATGAAGGATCAACAGAGATTGACCTGTCACCCCACAGGACGTAGTTGCCCTTGTTCTTCTTGATCAGGTTGATGCCCTGCGGATTGGTCATCTCCTCATTCAAGACCGTGGTAAAGGGCAAGCGGACAACCCGGCCCAAGATGACATCGGTTCCAGCGGCAGGCTTGTGGTATCCGCCGTAATTCTTGGCAACCAGCGCCTCCTTGCCATGAATCATGCCCGTGGCAGGGGTGCGCTTCAGCTGTCCAGGCTTCTCAGGATCCGAAACATCCACGTAAGACGGGAAGCTGACTTTGCCCATATCACTCCTGCCCAACGTATCGTTGATGTAGGAGATGGCACCTGCTTCGTCCACGACATCCACCGGGATCTCCGGACGGTATTGCCAGTTGAACGCCTCAGCAAGGGCAAATCCAGCTTTCTGGATGGACGTACTGGTCCTGTCGGGCGTTGCCAACTTGATCAAGCCCTTATTCTCTGACAGCAACTCACGCGCCGGGGTGAGTTGGCTGTTGAGTGCCACGGCAGTGTAATCGGTGTCGGACAAGCCAGACAGGCCGTCATAACCGTTGGTTGGAGTGGCATCGGTGTTGTCCGAGCCGCCCATGCGTTGCCGGTAGAACACCATGAAACGGTCACCAGCGGTCCCGCCGCCGTCGGTGATCAAATCGCCCGACTGCACCGTGATGGTGTTTTGGGTGTTCGAAACGATGTTGAAGCGCGCCCGCGGCTTGTTAACCAAGTCAGCGCACAACGTCCCGCCAACCAAGCTGTTGGGCTCGAATGGTGTGTAATCGACTTCGATGACGTCGCCATCCTTGAACACCACGCTGCCGACCGTGATCGTGATCGGGGGCAACAACGGGCTGTAAGGTGCCGTGAATGCGAAAGCCTGGGCCGTCGTGTTGACATGCGTCAAAGCATCATGGACAACAGCTCCGCCTGCCAGGCGCTTGGACTTCATCGTGATGGTTGCGTTGCCAGCAGACACAGCGATTTCAAAGCGCAGAACATCTTTGTAGATGTGCTTTGTCGTGGTGGTTCCCAACGTGTAGGCCGGATTGGGCTGCGGTGAGACGCTGAGGTTGCGTGGCTGGATGCAAACGCTGGTCAAGGTCGTGGAAGTTACGGCCGAAATCAAGCTTTGCTCGTTGGCCGGGCGTCGATCCGATGGCGTCGGGTTGGACGGCGACAACAGGTCAGAAACAACAATGTCATCGTTGCTCTGATCGTCGTTGATGATGCGCACGAAATAGCGCGGCGACGTCGGATCCATGGAGAGATCTGGCCAACGGTTCATCTTTTGCCCATCGATGTAATAGGCCATGCTGAATTCGCTGGATGGGTTTTGCTCGCCATCATCGTACACAACTTGCATGCAACGCTCGGTGTTGTTGTTGTCGATGAAATTGGTCAGCACCAGCGTGTAGCCAAGATTGGTAGGGTCAGATCCGCCAGACAAATCAGCTGACATGTTGTCGTCAGCAGACACCGCAACGACACCAACCGTGCTGTTGCCAGTGATGGCGTACTGCTTGGTTGGAACACCATCCAGTTGGATGTAGCCACCGGCCCACTCGTCCAAGAGCA